AGTTCGTGGTAAATGATGGTATCCCAAGTTCGAACTTGGCTATAAACATCCTCATGATTTACCTTGGCAGAATATGCCACTGCAAGAACGAGTTCAATCAACTTCATCTTTTGATCTAACTTAAAGACAAGTTCTACGTCATGGAAGTTATAGTGAATAAACTTATTGAAGTCTTGCTTGTAGAACTCTCGCAAGCTGTCATACTCATCATATGAAAGCTTCTTTTCACCTAGTTCGACGGAGGCAATATAATCCAGTCGATAAGATTCCTGATTGGTATAGGTAAACTTCTTATACAACTCGTAGTAGTCTAGAGTAGATACGCCAATAATATCACACGCAGTTTGCTCCCCGCGAGATGACTTAGTTTCAATCTTCTTCTTGATGACTTTCTTCCAAGGGGATAGGCGATTGGCCGTATCTTCTCCAAACAGGTAAGAAATTCGATTATAAAGATATGGAATATCGAAGAATCTGACGTTCCATCCAGTTACAATGTCAGGCTTCTGTTGCTCCCAAAACTCAATAAAGTCCTTAAGCATTTGGTTTTCATTGTCATACTGATTGCAACTGACATTTGGATTATCAATATGGAAAGTGCCTAAACCATAGACATAAGACTTGTTCTTGATCCGCACGGTGATCGCAATCACCTGTTCATTGGCAGTTTCGATGTTCGGAAATCCAGCCTCACACTTGGTTTCGATATCGATAAAGGCTGTAACGATTTGATCGATCTTGTAATCGATATCATTGGGAAATTCTTCACCAATAAACTGGTAAATGAAATCTGTTTGACCAAAGATAGAGAACCCAGAGATATTAGCATACTGATCTAAAAAATCCCTAGTCTCTGTGATTGTACCGGGCTTGATTGGTTCTACCGCACGGCCATCAAGCGTCTTCCAGTCAGAAGATTTGTGGGTATAGGAATAAAGAGTGGGTCTGTAAGGAATTTCCCTACAGACCCGACTCCCATCTTCCACCCCTCTATAAAGAATCTTGTTGCCGCGAATCTCAACACATGTGTAAAAGTTCATGTATCGATTATACTGGCAGTTGAACACAAATCAAGCATCATCCTTTGACTTTATATAAGCCGAGAATAGAACACAATAGTTCATGATGTCTAGAATTGCGTCCTGATAACCTTCGTTATCGACTACTAGTTTTCCCGCATTTGCAAAGGTACTCAGGCGAGATACCTTATCTGTGATACGGACAAGAAATCCTTGTTCTGTGCTGCAAATACCCATTGCTTCACATCGTTCAAAATTTGCAAATGGTTGTGCTCCGCTATTTCCAGCGTAGTCGTGATTCTTCTTCTTCATGATTTGAAGAGCAGTTTGAGACAGCTCTTCATGATGCTTAAAAAGTTCTTCTCTGTTCATTCGCCTGTGCTCCCGAAGCCACCGCTTCTATCTGTCTTTATACTTGGTCTTTCAGAGATATGATGATAAACAAAATGTTCAGTACGAACAAGTTCCATTTGGGCAACTCGTTCTTGATGACCGATATCATACGAAATATCGCTTGTGTTGACTAGCGGAATCATTAGTTCTTCCACATAGTCGCAGTCGATTACGCCTTCGCAGTTGACCAGAGCCAGACCCTTCTTGATCGCAAGACCAGAGCGAGGATGCATACGCACTGAGAAGTGCTTTGGAATGTCAAGAATTATTCCTGTGGGGACTAGGATTCTTTCCTTGGGTCCAATGCGAATGGAGACTGATTTCTCGTCAGTCTTAATAGTACTTTTATTATTGTACCGATCATAGACTGAGATTTCTTTATTTTGAATGAACGCATAGACATCAACACAGGCCGAATTTGCTGTAGCAAGAGACGGGTTCATGACCGTGGGATGTAACTTAAAAATTCCTAGTGATTCCATAAGAAAATAATAGCAAATATAGAAAAAAAATCAAGCAGAATCATAATTATCATAATCAAATTTTACATTAAACGTACCAAGTAGAGAATTACTATCTGTGTAATTTCTTACGTTGAATGTAAATCCGTGAATCCCCAGAGTATTTCCGGTTGGAATTCCATCTACCCAAGCATCAACTCTTATTGGTAAAGTATTCCCCAAAGGTATTATTCCAAGCGAAGATGTTGCTCCTGCCTGAATGGTTGATGGATTGAATGCATAATCAATTATATTTCCATCCGTCAATTGATTTCTTAGTCTTACATGGAATGTCACATTATTAAATGTGGTTCCTGCGGCCAAACTCTTTGCTGCTAATTCAAAATAAATACTAGCTGGAGATTCTGCATTTCCAACTCGGTAAGGATATACATCAGAGAGAATTGTCTTTGCTCTTTGGCAAGATTGATAAAAGAAATCATTATATAATCCTAGCAAATATGTTTTAGCTGCTGGAGTGCCCCATGTCATTCCAGTTAAACCAAGATGAGGGAACCAGAAAGTATCGTTTGCCACATCAAAAGTTAATCCTAAAATAGTAGAAATGATATTTCTTTTAACTATTGGCGCGGTTGCAGCGTTTGTATAATAAAAATTAGTTGCTGACCAAAGATTTAAACCGTTTCCGCCTAATTGTCGATATTTGTATAAATTTAAATATTGATCAGCTACTGGCATGGCAACAGATCCTTCAGTAGTTGCCCATCCTTCAATGTAAATAAAACTAAAGATCGGTAATATAGATCTTCTTCTAGTTATTCCAGCAGGCAATGTTGTTCCAGATACTCGTTCTGCAACATTTAGATAAGCAGTTCTCCATCTTTCAAAGTTGCTATAGGTTGCGGGAGTTCTTCCACTGGCATTAAATGTATATCCTAAATTTTGATAAAAACTTGTAGCAAGCTTACTGGGAATATATTGATAATATTGAGGTGTCAAATAATCTTGTACAGTATAAGCATCTCTCTGTTGTATAAGAGCATGTTGAGTAAATCTCTCGGCAGCATCATCTAATAGACGTTGTTGTTCATCTGGAAGATTGGCTAAAGAGATTCCATCAATAGTTATATTATTTTTAGCAAAATTACTTAAAAAATAAATGTTGCTAAATGGACCAGAAGGATTTCCAACATCCCACGTTAAACCTCTAGATGCAGTCCATGTATTGCCGAAATTAGCATCAAATGTCCAACCATCTACACCATAAAGATATGATGTTACCTGTGAATAAAGTTCAAATTCCATACCCCATCCATAATGAGATAACTTTATATTAGGTCCATAAAGAGTTTTTAAATTGTTAAATAACTGAATGTATTGATTGGTTGCATATCGGTTAATTGGTCCATTATAAATTCTTGTCAGAGTGTTTCCGGTATATCCCGGATCTAAATCTAAAACATTATCATGAAATTGTGTATCTATAGCTGTAAGGCCACTCAATGATCCCGGTGGATAAGGGACTGAAACACCATTCATAGCGGTGCTGAACCAATTTTCAAAATCAAGCATTATATTTGCGGTAGTACCAAATGAATATGACGTTCCGAAAAATGATGTTGATTTTGAAGTTATATCATTTATTAAAGCATTATTAAATGCGGTGCTTGTTAGTGATGTTTGATCACCGGGTATAATACTTGAATTTGGCCAAATATAAAATTTAAATCCAAGATCATTAAATCTTGTTTTTAATTGATTATCTACAGCCGTATCATTAAAATAATAAGGAAAGCTGTCGGCTAAAGTAAATTTATGCACTCCTTGATTTGGCTGATAAAATGCTGGAGCATATCCACCAGAAGGTCCACCCTTATATACGGTGAAATCAATAAATGGCGACGAAAGAATTTGCCCTTGTTGTGTTTCTTCTGGACTATATGCAAATCTTAATAAAAAACTTTCAACACTTACATCATCTGTTAAAAATGGCCCCGGAACATCTACCGTTGCGTAATTTGATTGATTTGGTAGATTTACTTTAATTCTAGCAGAATATCTAGTAGGAGCTATTCTTACTATTTTATCAAAATCCGAGCCGTATGGATTTAGTATCTCCATTAGCGAGTTACCTCTTTAGTAACTTCAAATGTTCCCTCTAGTAATCTTGTGACATCACCGCTTACGGAATTAGTAAGTTCAAGATCATAAAAATGTCTTCCTACTGGGAAATATCTAGTTACCGTATGAGGAACATTAATGTAAATGCCACCAGTTCTGGTAATTCCCTGAATATCTTGATTAAGATAAATCCCCCCACTGGCTGTAGTTCCAGTTATGACTCCGGGTTCATAATAACCAGTCACTCCCCCATAAGTAAGACCGGAAATAGAAGCATCTAACAAAATTTTAGAATCATAGGCAGATTTTCTAACTTGCATCTGACAAGTAAAATTTTCAAGGTTTATACCTGTGCCCCCAACTCCAGCATACAGATAATCAAATTGGATCTTGAAGGAGGCTCCTTGTTCTGCGATGATGTCATATCTTCCTGCTGGCATATCAATATTTAGTAAATGTTTTGATCAATATTCCCCCACAGAAACTTCTTCAAATACAGATGCGTTTATAGTAATAAACACTCTTCCGCTATCTATTTCTTGCACAATAGCTTTATTTGGGTTTTGTAACAATTCACCGATGTATATAAATCTTTCAGATTCTCTTAGATCATATATTAATACATCTGGATCGTTTGGATCATTTATTTTAACAACACTTAGAGGTCTAGCCATATTAATTTCCTATTAAAATTTCTCTTTCAAGCGGTCTTCTAATTCTACAACCAATGTAATCGCAATATAGAACACTAGCAGATGCGCGAACATCTGTTAATTTTGTTACAATTAAATTTAATCCCATATAATCATTATTAGCACTAGGATAAAATGCGGTGTTTGATGCTGTAGTTGTGACTTCTGTATCTGTCACAGGAACTCCAAAAGTTCTGTTTTTTATTTTATAAGTTATTGAAATTGTTCCAGAAGAATTTCTTTCTACACAAAGATATAATCTATATGATAATCCAGTTTCACCAAATTCATCAACAACTACACCAGTATCGATTCTTTCTCCGGTTCCGTCTTTACGAATAACTAAATTCCATGTGCCATCTCCCGGTAACTGAGCAGAATCTGATTCAAATTCTAAATAAATCCCATCAGTAGGTTCTGCATTTGTAACAGAATTCATAAATCCAAATCTATATGCACCACTTGTAGTGCTTAATAAATCTGGAACTGCTTGAAGAACTATTCCACATTCTGCTTCATATTTTGTAATCAGACCAGATCCCGGTGTTGGAATACCCGGCAAAATATTCGTACTCGTTCCATGTGAAATATATCCGCTATTGTTTGAGGTTGATCCAGTGTTCATGTTAACAACACCATTACAATCTTTTATATCACCAGTAGTGAATCCTAAATAAGCAGCAAATGCAGCAGAAGTAAAAGTAGAGGTTCCGCCGTTTCCAGTTGTACTAGCAAATCCCCCTCCCGAAACACTTAATGCGTTTGAAGCAGCAGCTAGTTGAAGAAAATCTGTAAATAAAATAAAATCTAATTGGTTTGGATTATCATTATTAACAGATCCAACCAATACATTTTCATTTATACTTCGTATACTGTATGCCATATTATGCGAATAATAAAATTTCTCTAGTAACAGGTCTTCTAATCCTACCAGCAATATAATCAACAAAAACTAATCTTGCAGTAGTAGAAGTAGTTGTGATTTTTGAATTTGTTAAAACTATACCCATATAATCACCAGTTGCACTCGGATATCTTGCTGTAGTTGTCGGAGCAGCAGTAGTTTCTTCATTTGTATTGTCGGTTAAATTTTTAATTTTATATGTAGTAAGATAATTTCCAGAAGTATCTCTTTCTACACACAAATATAATCTATATGTTTTCGATGCTGTCACAGCAGTGGTAGTTGCAACTCTGTCTTGAGAGTTATCTTTTCTAAAAACTATATTCCAATTTGTATCTGTCGTAGTACCATCACATAAAAATTCAAAATAAACGCCATCGGCAGGAACAGTATTTGTGGTGCTGCTCATAAATCCAAATCGATAATATCCTCTATTTGTAGTTGGAGAGTTTCCATGAATAGTGCTATCTGTTCGTATAAGAATTTCACATTCATATTTGGTTACTAATCCAGAATCCGGTGTAGGAATGCCCGGAATAATAACGGCAGATGTCGCTAATCCACCATATCCTGTAGAATTGCTAGTACCACCAGTAGATACTGATACGACACCAGAAGCAAATGTTATTCCAAACGCTTCAAAATGAGCGGCAGTATTACTTGTATGTGCCCCACCGTTGCCAGATGGTGCATAAAAAACTGCTCCCTGAGAGGGTACTGCTATTGTTGGATTTGCGTTTTGATGAAAATCAGAAAAGAAAATAGTATCTAATTGATTTGGATTTTCCGATTGAGCACAAGCCGGAAGAACATATTCGTTGATGCTTTGAATACTGTATGCCATATTTTCTCCGTTAGATTACAAACCAATTAGAACCATCACTTACTAAATCAACTGCTTGATATTGTCTAGTCAAATTATAACCAAGAGTTATACCATCGATAGATTGAGATGATGTTGTAAAAACTTTTACTACAGATGAACTTGTATTCTTGACAGAATATCTATTTGTATTTGATGCCGCTGTGGGTAAGGTTAATGTAAGACCCGCCGTGCATATGTAAACGAAATCAGTACCAGCAGTAGATCCCGCATTTGTGTTTGTTGAAATGCTAGTAATATATCTACTTAATCCAGAATATGATATGTCTCCAGTAGCACCGTTAAAAGTTCTTACACCCTGATTGGTTACCGTTACAGTTCCAGTAGCACCGGACACAGAAATTCCAGTACCCCCAATAAGAGATGATACTCCTTCCACAGCTCCAGTCAATCCATTGAATGAAGATACCCCCCCACCAGATCCCGTTGCTGTACTCCACGACAAGGTCGCAGGATTAGATCCATTTGTAGTTAAAACTTGTCCCGGACTTCCAACGGTTGTTGGGAATGTATATGAAGTTGTATTATAATTAAAAGCAATGGCTGAAGTATTATCTTCTACACGAATATAGGTTCCGTTGTTTGCTATATCAGCATCACCAATATAAACTGCATTGCCAGCAGATTGATTAATAATAATTGACGAAGCACCATTACCACTTATAAAATTCTGCGCACCCGGCGAAACAGTTAAGAATCTATTTCCCTTTATTGATGAATAGAAATAACTCGTATCTGCATAAAACTCAACCGTATTTGCAGCAGTAAGACCTTGTGCAAAGTTTTGAGTTACGCTGAAATTATTATTTACATTCGTAAATGCAACATTAGTAATCGCACCAGTATTTCCATTAATGGATGATACACCTTGAACTGCTCCTGTATTGCCATTAAAACTCAAGACACCAGTATTAGTAATGGTAACAGAACCAGTTGCACCAGATACGCTAATACCAGATCCGGCAACAGCAGCTGATACACCTTGAACTGCTCCTGTATTGCCGTTAAAACTACTTACTACATTTTTAGTAAGTGCAACTATGCCAGTATCATTAGGTAAAGTAATAGTTTGGTTTGCAGATGCATTTGGTCCTGCTCCCTTTATAGTAGTATAATATTGGGAAATTCCATTATCTTGATATAATCTAATTCCTGTAGAATCAGGAAACAAATTAAAAGGATCTATAGTCAATAAATCACTTTTTATGGTATCGGTATCAACATATCCTGCACTAACACCAACACTGAAACTTTGCAAAGCACTAAAGGTCTGTGCCACATTCGTAAATGCAACATTGGTAATTGCACCAGTGCTTCCGTTAATGGACGAAACGCCTTGAACTGCTCCTGTATTGCCATTAAAACTCAAGACACCAGTATTGGTAATAGTAACAGATCCAGTAGCACCGGAAACATTGATACCAGACCCTGCAACAGCTGCCGATACTAAGTTGAGATTTGAAACTGAATCATTAACCCACACCCCGCTACTATATTTAAGTACTTGGCCGTTTGCTGCTGAAGTTATAGTGACATCACTCAAATCGTCAAGGCTAGTTGCGGCAACTCCACCGCCACCGATGTTAGAAAGATTTCTAAAAATTCCAGAGTTGATGAATTTAGCATCAGCGGTGTTATTTAATTGTGTTGCTCCACTCTTAACAATCAAATATCCTGCAAACACACCAAGGCTAGCAGTAGAATCATCTTCAGTAAATTGTTCAAACGGAATGTTTGCTTGTGCAGTTTCTATAGAATTGTATAGTTCTCTTCCATAGTATGATGCAAGAACAGTTGGAACACCGGGTAGGAAAAAAAGTCTCTGAATGGTATATTGACCACCGGGTACTGTATTTAAAGTTCCAGTTCCATCATCATATTTACTAGGATCTATGGATGAATTTGTAACTACTGTAAATTTACCAGAACCATCTCTATAGTATCGATACATCGTGCTGATTGGAGTAGCATTTGTATCTTCTACTACGTTTGGACTGCTGGGATTTGTAGCGTAATTCCTACCAATCAGATATGCAGCACCAGTGCTCTTATTTACTTGTAAATTGGCTCCGTTTGCGCTTATTTCGTGGCCAGAAATTTTGATTGGCCCGAATGCTCTTACAAATGGATCTAGCTGTGAAGGTTGACCGTATGCCACATGGGGAATGGCAACTGCGAAGTTTATGGTTGTGTTGTTTGGATGAATCAATACGCCTAGAGGAATTGAATTATCGAACTGGCTATCCAACCATTTAGTGTTTTGTTGTACTAAATTTCCAGAAGAATTAATCGAAATCCAAGTTTCTTCATCAGAAGTAATACCAGTTACAGTCACTCCAGTAAACGAACTCCATGTTATATAACTTAACGACGGGGTTGGATATGCAGTTAAAGATGCGCCTGCTGTAGAAATAATTCCAACCCCAGCGGAAACATCAAAATAAGCAGAGTTTCCAGCATTTACTTGAAGAAGACCCCCATATAAAAGTCCGGTCTGAAGATTTTCAACAAATCTTTGCCCTGATATTCCCTGTATTAAGTCGGTATCTAAACCGCTATTAATACCATCATTGTAATACGCCCAACCAGTAACCCCACCAGTGTAACCATTAAAACTAGATACACCAACCACATCTCCAGTAAGACCATTAAAGGAAGTCACTGCACTTGTTATACCGCCAGAACTCGTTGTAGATATAACTATAGGACCAGTACCATTGTAATTAGTAAAGCTAATGTTAGTTCCAGCTGAAATACCAAAAATACTTTTGTTGACCCAGCCTACACCATTGTAAATATAATGAATACCTTCGTAGTCGTAGGTAGCTCCAATGCTTGGTGAATTCGGGAAATTTATCGGCATACTTTATTTATCCTCATCCAACTATCCAAATTTGTGAACCTGATTTTGTGACTGAAGTGTAGATTATGCCATCATCAGTATTATACCATCTATCTCCTGCTATAGGGTTTGCTGGAGCAGTAACTCCTTCTGTAAATTTAGGAAGCGTCGATGAAATTGTAATTCCCTGCGCGCCAACAGAAAAAGTTATACCAGAACCAGCAAATAATGAAGGACTTCCTATTAATCCGTTTAAACTTACTAAAATATAATCATCAAGGGTAGCCGCAGAATCTTCTAATGGTCCCCATTCATTCGATATAGAAATTGTTTTAGTAGAAAGATTAGTACCTAACAAGATACCATCACCTTCTCGTATAGTTATTGGTGATAAAGTAATACCATTTATGTTAGTAATACCAGATGGTCCAGTTGGCCCTGTAGGTCCAATAGATCCAGTAACCCCAGTAGCACCTGTTGGCCCCATAGGACCAGTTGAACCATCTGCACCAGTGACTCCGGTAGCACCTGTCGGTCCAATCGGCCCGGTTGAGCCATCTGCACCAGTGACTCCGGTAGCACCAGTGGGTCCAATGTCCCCAGTAGCACCGACATTACCCGTAGCTCCCGCTGGGCCAGTGGGTCCTGTAGGGCCAGTTATACCAGTTCCTGATCCAGAGCTAGTTCCAGTTACTATAACAGTTCTACCCTGTCTAGTAAGATCAATGGAACCTCTAAAATCCAAATAATCAACACCCGTCTTTACAAGTATTGACCCATTTTCTTTAACACCAAGACCGCTACCACCGCTAGCAAGAAGTGGATCTACAGCAATCTTAGTAATTTTATCATCTAAGAATTTAGTATCAAAACTTATGTTTGCTGACTTTTTATCATAGACTAAAGGGAAACTGGCAGAAACGACACCGGGATCTCCCTTATCGCCCTTCTCCCCGGGAAGACCATCTTGGCCCATCGGACCCTCTGGACCTTCTGGACCCTGTTCTCCGGGTTCTCCACGCTCTCCCTTTGGTCCTTGTGAACCCATTAGGCCTCTTGGTCCGGGTAATCCATGATCGCCTCTATCGCCCTTGGGGCCTTGGGGACCTATTGGACCTCTTTCTCCTTGTGGGCCGTCAAGACCCGGCTCTCCAGCCTCTCCTTGGTTGCCTTTGGGGCCTTGTGGGCCTATCGGGCCTAACTCCCCGGCAATTCCTTGGTCGCCTTTATCACCCTTATCGCCCTTCGGGCCTTGTGGGCCTATTGGGCCTCTAGGACCAATTGGACCTTCAATGCCCTGCGGACCCTGTTCTCCAACCTCACCGCGTTCTCCCTGCTCTCCCTTGGCCCCAACAGGCCCAAGTTCTCCTCGGATCCCGACATCACCCCTCGGCCCCTGTGGTCCTATTGGGCCTTCGCGGCCTTCTATTACTTGTTTCTTTTTTATTTCATTAACAATTGTTTTTTCAACAACTATAATTTGAGGTTCAGGTGTTTTTTCCTCTAAAATTGTAAATAATGAGGCAATTTTTGAGTAATTTCCTGAAAATAGGACAGTTTTACCCTTTTCATCAACTAGATGTAATTCGGTAAGACCATCGCCTATTTCTACAGATTTATCACTCTTATTTTTAGGATTGACTGTAAATTTAGTACCAGTTTTAAACTCAGAAACATCTTCTCTCAATAAAAGAACATCTTGCTGGGATAAGCCAGCAAGATTTATTTTGTGTTCTTTTTTGAAGATATCTGAGAATTTCATGTCACCTTCTTAACTTCTGCATCCTTTTCATCTTTTTCTGCTGCTTCTTTTCAAGTTTTGCCTTTTCTTTCTCTACCTCAACATTCATCTGTTGCTGAGTATGGAGTTTTTCTAGCAAATCTTTATAGGTTAAGAAGTTCTTCGTGACTCTGTCGGTTTGATCTTGCGGCAACCTTTTCTCTTGGAGCAACACGCGACTGGCTTCGAAACCAATGTGGGGCTTACCCGCATACCAAGCAGTTGACGAAATTTCGTCCAGAATACCCCACTTGTAAATGCCGTGATCAACGAAAAGAAGGTCTTCTTGAGGGTATGGAATTTGTGATGCCATTTGTGCATAGATAAATCCTGTTCTTGGTCTATTATGTAGGCGATTTAACCTAGCGAGTTGATACAATGGCTCTGCTCTTGTCGGACGAGATTCATATGCATCAAGGAATGCATCATAAATTTCTGGCCATGGCTTTGCCTGTAGAATCTTGCATATTGCAGCTCGGTAAAGAGAGAAGAATACTTCTTCACCCCAATCACCCATCTTGGAACGCTTTAGGTAAGCGTCTTCAGCCTTTCCCCATTGCTGCGAATCGAAGTAGCTTTGTCCAAGGTAGAACATATATCGAACATTCGTTGGTTCTTCTTCCAGAGCCTTGACAAGGGTTTCTGCGTCCTTGGAATACTTTTCGACAAGAGTTTTGTTTGCGTTTCTTTCGAATCCAGCAGTTCTGGCGGTGACATGATAATTGCCTTGAATTTTTTCAACAGCATAAGGCTTCTTATCAGTATCTGGATATTCATGAAGAACTCCAACATATCTCCAAAGAAGTTCATTCTTGAAGATTTGAGTTCTCCACCAAGTGAAGTCATCTCTCTTAAATGTAAGAGCATAAGCAGCAGCATTCATGGTAGGGGGATACTTGAAATCACCTTCAAGGTAATCGTCAGCATCAATCACCCAGACGTAATCAGCTTTACCATCGCAGTTTCTGAATGCCTCAGTTCTAGATCCGACGCGGCCAGCATGGTCACCGAACCCCTTCCAATCTGACTGGTAAATCTCTCCGGGGATTCCTTTTTCGGCAAAGAACTTACGAATAATATCCTGAGTACCGTCTGTAGATCCAGTATCGGTGATGTCGTAACGATCAATGTACTTAGACATTGATTCAAGACATTGAAGAATCACTGCTGATTCATTTTTAACGATCATGCATAATGTTATTGTAGGGTTCATAATTTTATTATACCAATTAATTTAAATATTGACAAGATTCCTTCTAATAGATTCTTGAATGATCCAATCCTTCACATCAATCTTAGGAGACCATCCAAGCGATCTAAGATATGTAGCGTCGGCTAAAGTGACTCTAGCTTCCCCGATTCTAGGATCAAGATATTTTGTCTTACCGCCAATCATCTGTGCTATCTCATTTACAGAATAATTGATTCCAGTACCGACATTGGCAACTTGTCCATTCTTTTCTATATCAGAATTTGCAATTAGAATATTTGCATCGACTACATCAGAAACATTGACAAAATCTCTTCTTTGTTCTCCATCACCAACAATGGTTAGTTCTTGTCCGTTTTGTTTTTGGCGCATAAATACCCCAATTACAGGTGAATACTGACCTTTAATTGGTTGTCTATTGCCATAGACATTAAAGTATCTAAAACAAAAAGTATTAACCCCATATAATTTACTATACATTCTACAAATATCTTCTCCGTGCAATTTACTCAAGGAATAAGCATTGAGACAATCCGATTCCATTGATTCGTGCATCGGAGCTTTGTTTTTTAATCCATAAATGGATGATGTAGATGAAAATATGACTTGCTTGACTCTTTCTTTTCTAGCTAGTTCAAGAACTGTGGAAAGACCCATTATATTCGATTCAAATGCCCGAAGAGGATCTTCGATACAATTTTGAATTCTAGCTTCAGCTGCTATGTGAAAAATTGTATCAACATTTTGATACATCTTTCTCGTCATCGTATAATCAGTTGCATTAAAATGATTATATGAAGCTTTTTCATTGAAATAAAATTCTTCATGTGCATCAGAAGAAAGATTATCAATGACATTTACTTCGTGTCCTTGTTCGATTAGTTTATCGACAAGATTAGATCCGATAAAACCACAGCCACCCGTTACAAGATATTTCATAAATCAGTTAAATTTTCTAGATTTTTAATATTCAAGAAAACAATGCCATTATCAATATATTCTTTATTATTATTTTTAATAGATTCGAAGAAATTCCAAGCTAATACTATTACAACTTTAGATTTATTAGATTTAAAATATTCACGATTTTGAATTTGAATATTTACGCCGGGAATAAACTTTAAATTCTTTAATGCATTATCATCGATAGTATAATCAAAATAATCTTTGCCTATATTAAAATAATTTAAAGCCGTTGTTGCTTTTGCTGGTGAACCATAAGCACAAATACTTCCATATTTTGACTTCAACATTTTTATGTTTGAAATAACATTATTTTTAATAGTTTCTATTTTTTTCGCAAAAATAGCGTATGTCTGAAAATTTGTTAAACCAAATATTTTTTCTGCATCAATAAAATCATGGACGCTTGCATCAATAGTTTTCGGATTCTTAGCGATGTAAACCCGAATCGATCCACCATGAGTATTAATGTGATTTACTTTATAAACAACATATCCCAAATTATTAAAGAAATTATTTAAAGAAATAACACTCCAATAATTATAATGTTCGTGATAAATGTTATCAAAGGTAACATCGTTCAATGTATCCTTTAAATACTGCACTTCAATTACAAATGTACCATCGTCATCTAAAACTTTAAAAACATTATTTGCTATTTCCGCTAGTTTATCAGAATGAGCAAACATATTAGAGGCAGTAATAAGTTTTGCCTTACCTATAGACAACAAAGACTCTACGGCCTCGTCATCAAAATACTTATTTAAAGTACGAATGCCGTTTGTATTTGCAATTTCTGCGACATTCTTGGCTGGTTCTATTCCTATAACTGGAATTCCATTTTCGGCCAAAGGCTTTAAAGCTATACCATCATTACTTCCTATATCAACCACTAAAGTAGATGAATTTAGATTAAATTCATCAATATATTCTCTAGCCGCATCTTCGAAATGTTTTCTAAAAATTGGAGAAGTTGATGAAACATAAAGATAATTATCAAACATTTTTTCTGGTGGTACAGACACTGAAAGCTGACAATTATGGCATTTAGGGCAATAATTCATTTCAAGGGGATATTTGTCTTCTTTAGCATCAATCGAATCTTTCAGATTATTTGCTAATGGAGATTCTCCCAAAGAAATAACTCGTTCAAGATGTTTATTGCCACAGCATCTACATGTTATTTTGTATGAAGATAATAACTTAATTCTCATTTCTTCATCGACAAGAATATAGGGAATAGTATGCGATATGCCGTAATTTGCATGTTCTCTTTCACCACGAACCAGATTTAAAAATATAGAATCCTCCGTAAAGATCATGGCGTGAGCTACATTCGGTTTAATAATTGCTATATCACCCTCATTTATAACACGGGTTTCTATAGGTGCATCCGGAATTGACAAATCTTTAATAACGCTAATATATTGACCCTTTACCAACAGACATTTCTGCTCTTGTATTGGGTGATAATGATTAGCGCGGACCGTGCCTTTCTTTGATTCGATATATCCGATAAGATTAATAGGCTCAGTCAGTTCATAATTCAAAATCTTTCCCCGAGCATCGATAAACTCCTTTCCACCACGATCAATATATTCAAGAGCAGGATTTATATCCTTCTTAGACCAATTGCAAATCATTTCTTTTAAACATTCCTTTAAAGAATATCTAAAAGTAAATCCTGTGGCTAGTAGTTTAGCATTTGATATTGTATATCCCAAATTTGGAATTTCATCATTAGTTTCTACTATTTGCAGAGATGGATTGATTTCTTTACAAAGTTCTGCAACTTGTTTTACAGTTGTAGTTTCTTTTGCGAGATGGAAAATTTCTCTGCTTATTGTATTATTTTCCGCCATATACTTCATACAACGAACCACATCTTGTAATGGAACTAAGCTTTTTACTTGTACGCCACCAGAAAAAAGCTTAATAGTCCCATTTTGGGATGCAATCTTAGAAAATAGATTTGGCATTATTCCTAGACGCATTGTATCGGTTGAATATCCATATACTGATGCAAGACGAAGAATAACGTAGTTTAGATCAGAATTTTTAAAATCCTCTTCTGACTGTACTTTTCCAGCGGCATAAGTTAATACTGGGCATGGAGGCTCTGTTTCTAATATATCAAGTTTAGTCTCAGCAAACCCCTCATAAACTACATGGGTTGATGGGAAAACAATTTTACAATTCTTAGAAACGCTGTTTATAACATTTCTTGTACCTTCCACAGCAGTTTTCGTGATAAGACTATCCTTTTCTGGATCTGATTCGGTTTTTACATAAGCTACATCAGTAATTCCAGCAAGATGAAATACAACATCTGCATCAGCTAGATGCGATTGTAGATTATCTTTATCTAAGATTGAGACTTGATGGAAATCAATTCCCCAATCTCTAAGTTGTTTAACTCTTTCAGAAACAAATCTAGTGTCAAGAATAACAATATTTTTGAATCTAGCCTCTCCTGAATATAGTTTACATAGTTCAGTTCCGATATATCCAAGACCGCCAGTTATTACAATTTTTTGTCTATAATTCATTTTTATATTATAAAAATTATTCGCAATTAGTCAATATTAAATCAAGCACAATATTTTACATTAAAAAGCGGCATATGCGCTTTACCATCACCATTAAAATGAATAAAATAAGGAATATTATTTGTTTCCTTGTACGTCAATTGTTTTGTAGTTGGATTTATGGAAAAATCAATTTCAGGTTCTAACAAAAATGTATTGATGAAAATTTTTGCATCAGTATCAATTTTTACTGAAAAATAAGGATCGCTAAAAGAATTATAATATATTGTTTCCATGAAACCTTGGTCTGTGTATCTTCTCCAATTCATATGATTTTGTACAGAAAGAGGACTTTCAAACAATTCAATCATATATTCTCTATATCCAATCCAACATCCTGCACATGGAAATTTTAATCTTGTATTGGATTTTGAAGCTAAAAATGATTCATATTGTTTGAATGGAAAACAATTTGCCTCTGCCGATATTAATAATTTACAATTATGTGATTTGAATTCTTCTTCAACATCTGAAAGAGGTTTATTAACTAAAACATCAAATGCATCCACTAAAATGACAATTTCATCATTTATCTTTTTTAATGTTTCACATGCATGAAACATTTTAGTATGATAAAAATCTGTATTTACAGAACCATCTGTATATAAAATAAGATTATCGGCGTATTCAGGTGAATACTTTTTAAGACTGTCTATTAATGGATTTGCAAAAGCTCTGTTATGTGTAAAACACGGAGAAATAATTTTCATAAAATACTTTCATTTAATATAAAAAGATCGTCATTACCAGAAATTTTTTCAAAATACTTATATCCCTTTGCAGTCAAAAAATCCAAAGTATATTGTTGATATTTGGGATTATTTGCGGTTTCGATCAATATGTATGAGGGCTTTATCTTATCAAAATTTAATCCAGTTAATGCTGCTACTTCGTAGCCTTCTAGATCTAAAGATAAAAAATCTACTTGTTCAATATTGTTCGTATCAAATATAGATTCTAATGTAAAGGCTGGTACTTCTACTGAACCTTCAGCTATTTTTCCGTATACTTCTTGTCTTTGGTGTTCTGAAAAGTACTCTGGTATATCAAATATTGAACACATCAAACTATTTCTATCGTTTCGTAAAAAATTACCACTAATAGTAGAGCCTTTATAATCACTAGAAACTAGCGCACCGTGTAGTGATTTTACTTTTCTATTGTGGCAGCATTCTTTGTATTTTATTGGATTTGGTTCAACTAAAATACCATCCCATCCATTCAATTCCAAAAACAAAGTGTTGCTTTCATCAACGCCATTATTGGCTCCTGCTTCGAAAAAGAATCCCGGACTTATTTTTTTAAATATGTTTTGTAACTTTTGCATCAATCTTATCTTTATAAAAATTCACAACTTCATGTATTACGTCATCAACGTATTTAGTTGGCTTCCACCCGAGTTCAGATTTAATTTTTTCACTATTTGGGATTTTTTCAGGAGCTTCAGCAAACAAAGCACCATGAAGATCTTTTGGATCAACATGTACAATTTTTGAATTGCTGTTTGTGAATTCTTTTACTCTTTCTGCAAGATAAAGAATAGTTTGTTCGTTGAGTTCATTTCCAATATTCCATTCCTGATTCCATTTGCTTTCGGGTGCTATTGATGTCAAATAAATGCCATTAACAATATCTTTAACCCATGTAAAAGCGCGCAACTGTTGACCTGAATAATACACAGTAATATCTTGATTCTTTAGTGCTTGATCCACAAATCTAGGAAGCACAAATCCACCATCTGGTAACTGATATTTTCCTGTTACATTGAATGGTCTAATAATTTGATATTTAAAAGAACTATTGATCTTGGCATGATTAGAGAGAACAATCTCTGACAACAATTTTGCCATAGCATATTCATTTCTAACAGTAAAGTCTCCACGAAGTACTTTGTCATCTTTTTCTTGGAGGTAGCTTTTATGATCTCTATAGCCATATATTTCAGAAGTAGAGACAAAAAGTAAAGGACATTTATTATAATTTGCTCCCTGTATAACTGAATATATGTCATCTAAAATTATTCGGGCCATTGTTCCACTATGCTTTAGTACACCCAGTGGTCCTACGGGGGATGCCAAGTGTAGAATGAGATCAAATTTTGGAAGAGTTTTCCAATCAGCCTTTGTAATATCTTGGATTATTAGTTTAACGTTTTCTGTTAATGGGTGGTTTGTTTCAATTGCATTAGAGGAAAGATTATCAATAACGGTTATTTCCCAACCTTCATTTTTCCATTTTTCAATTGAATGTGCACCGATGAAACCGAGACCACCAGTTATTAAAATATTTTTGGTATTATTCATAGTTTAATGTTTTCAAAAAACAAACCTCTGTTATAAAAATGATTATCATTATATAGTGGATTGTAAGATAATGCGTCTTCGTATGCCTTATTTTTTAATATTTCTGTATCATCTTTTAAAAATTTAAATCCATATTGTTTAAATTTTTCAATCCAATATTTTTCATCTTGGCAATTTACATGGTGGTGGCCAGATTGTCCTTTATTTGCGTAAGTAACAGCACAATATTTTGCTTTCATAAAAACAGAAAAATAATTGTCCATATATTTTTCTTCTACATGCTCTAAAAATTCTGAAGACCAGCAGAGATCATAGATTTCATCTAATGAATATTTTCCTTTTGTAAAATCATGGAGTACAATATTATCTGAAAAAGAACTATTATTTTTAACATATTCTGATCCATCTATTCCAACTACTTTTTTAGAATATTTTAAAAATTCTTTTATAGCATATCCCATTCCACAACCAACATCAATTACCTTTTCAATTTTATATGTTTCACACAAATGTTTCCATAAATTTGGTGTAAAAGTAGCTGGATCACTTTCTATTAAAAATCCACCTAAATGCGATTCATCTACCATAGTCAAATTATCAGTTATTTTTATCATTTTCATAGTTTTTTATTATCTTTCTGTTTTTAAAATATTGCGATCCTGCAAATCCACCATTTGGTTTATCATATCCTAAATTTAATATAGATTTATTCCAAGCCATCCATGAATTTTTTATTTCTTCTTTTGAATCTCCAATAAATAGATCCCAATGTTGATATTTTTCTTCTGGTAAATTTACATAAACTATATTTGAATCAAAATAATATTTTAATTTTAAATGTTCTTCTCTGCATTGTCCTGCTGGATGATTTAAGGGTGATCTCCAGCTATAATCATATTCAGCTTCGCAACTTTCATAAAGAGCTATATCGTTTATTTGCAGTCTCCAAACCCAATCTCTATCTTCCCATCCCTGAATAAATCTTTCATCCCACCAACCAATTTGTCTTATTAATTCTTTTGAAAATCCCATAAAACCAACACCATAAAACAAAACACATCCAAATCCATTTTCCAAAAGATGAATCATTTTTTCTATTTCTTGTGGTTTTGGGGAGCATCTGTCATTTATTAAAATGACCCATTCAGTGGGAGAAGTAACAACAGAATGATTTATTAATTGTGAATATGTGGGATACATTTTTGGATACCGATCTATTCGGTTATTCCAATGTACTTTATAAGTAGATTCAAGGGGCTTTAGATCTTTGATTTGATTGTCAACCAATTCTCTATTGCATCCACAATGTAAGCAAATTGTGAATTCATTAATATTTAATTTCGCCATTAATATATTTCTCCAATACACTTAAGACAAATTTAGCTCTAGCAACGCATGTAGCGTTGTTTACTAACCACACTCGTTGTTCGTTCAACTTATTTATATAAGCATCAGTGGGTTTATTATTAACTACCAAAGTTGACATAATTTGATTTAACTCTTCTTTTGTAGAGTACGAAATAGCTGGACAATCTCCGGGAGAACAATATCTTGGTTTTAAATAATGATCTCTAAACAACAAAACTGATCCAGCTGCTATAATTTCATAATTTCTCATTGCGTCCCACCCTCCGCGTCTACATGATAAACCAAACCAAGATTTTGCCATATCTTCATAGTAAGCTTCTTCGTCAGTAAAAATATGATGCGCTCTATTAAATTCGTTTGGAATTTCAAAATTAGCCATTCGCGGATATGCTTTTTGATATAATTGACACTTTTTGCTTAAATCAATAGGCATTATTCTACTTTCTGGTAAACCGACTCCAGTGGGATAAACATGCGGCTCTTCTAATATTAATTGTTCTTTAAATGAAGGTTTAGCTTGATTGCCAATCAAAACCTCATTATTATATTTGATATAATTTCCTGCTGTTGCATGGCCATATAAATCGTGGCCATCAATATAAAATTTTAATTTACATTTTTTTTCCAATTCTGGAATATCTTGCATTCCCCATGCAAATGCAGTTCCATACAAAATAACATCAAAAGTTTGATTTGTTAAATCTCTACAGTGGTCGGGTATTTCTTCCATTGGTTCGTGGTATAGCGAGAATCCACGACCATGCAATGAACTTTTTGGAACTGAGGTAAAATCATGGTATAATATTTTCTTTCTTGGGTATTCTACACAGTTTTCTTTAAGTAATTTACGCAGTCCAAGAAGGATTAAATTTTCCATATAATCCCCTTGAGCGCGATCCACTTGATGTAGATTTTTATTTTCATCAGTTGTAATATAAAGAATTTTCATACATTTCTCCACTGCTGTCCACCAGCAAAATGTCTTATTATAGTATCTGCTTTCTTAGATTTAGTAATATTGTATTGCATAAGAGCTGGATCTGTTATTTCAGCTTCTTCTTCTAAAAGAGTAGTATTCCATTCTGGCCCTAATACTTGTACGTTCGCGTGCAATTCCTCTATAGAATACTTGGTATTATCTGTTTTATTCTGATGCCAGCCATAATTAGGCAGATCTAAAAACGGTATCCAGCTGTGCGGAATTATACCACAAAGAGTATAAAAGGCGGCTTGTTCTCTAAAAGCTTGCCAATGTGGTTCATATCTGCACTTTTGCCACAAAGACTCGTCTAAAATATTATTTACTAAATTTATAGACCAATCATTAATTTTCATTTTATACGACCCCATACAAAATGAATTACCATTATCAATACACACTGAGAACGATTTATCGCAGGGATAATCCTTATCGAACTTATCAATTCTCATATCTGCATCTAGATGTAACAATTCATCTCCTACAGATAGAGTACCATCATTAATCATATCTCTTACTAGTGTAAACTTCCACCAAGTTGGATTATTTCGAAATAAGTCTCCACCTTTAGATACGATATATTCATATCCATGGATATCAGCAAATTTTTTATTGAGGGGCGAAAAGAAATTTTCAAAAAATGCTTGTCTAGAATCTTTATAGTTAGCAATAACAAATAATATTTTTTTCATAATTAATCCAAAATATAATATTCCTTAGATGGTTCATTATAATAAGCACAGTATGTAGGTTCATCTAAATGGGTGGGAGAAATTAAGAATATAATATTCAAATGATTTTTATAATTACTTAAATTTGAATCTCCCGATCTAATATCACTTTTATGATTATGTGTAACTTTGATGCTTAAGCATGGATTTTTGACTTTATATCCTATATGCTTTGCTTTACATGCTAAAGCATTATCGCATCCGGGGAATCCCAGATAAAAATCACAATCATACAATTTACAATCACCCTTCCAAATCCATACATCTTGTGATGCTTTGAATTTGGAATCGTCAATCCTAGAATCACTGAATAAATTTCCGTCTAATTCGTGCCTAGTTATACAATAAAAATCATTAGAATCCATATTCTTAGCTAACAATATAGACTCATTAAATAAAATGTCACTATTAGACAAAATATTTACATAGTTATTTTGTGGAAATGCATTTACATAATCAAACAAATATTGAAATGTAGGTCTTAAAGTTATATTGGTTAAAGTGACATTACGTTGTATTTTAATATCTAATTTTGAAGTCTGTTCAGTAAATATCAATATTTCATCAAATAAATTTGACTCAATATTAAAATTTATAGAATCTAAAACTTCTTTATCTCTGATTTCATTGCCAGATAGCCACAGATAATTTATTAGTCTTAATTTCATATTATGCGATCTTTAATATTTTTACAAACACCATCCAATGAGAAATAATTATTGTAAATGACTTTAATTTTATTAAGCATTGAATTATATTGTTCATCAGAAATATTTTTTAATATAGAAGGCAAATTATTGAGTTCTGCGTGTTTTACAATAACGCAAAATTCATTCCAATCTAATTCGTCTGACCAAGGTAAATAAAAATCATCACTAATATAAACCGGAATTGAATTAAGTTGCATACATTCATATAATCTAAAACTAGTATTTCCATATCCTCTTGGACAAAGAGTAAATTTACTTCTATTAGAAATATTCAAAAATTCATCCATTTTATTTTTACTTATTGAAGGGGACCATGCTTGTCCTGAAAAATAGAAATCTTTTTGAGACTTGCATATCTCATATAAACTATATCTAATTGGATGAGTTATTGATCCAACAAAGGAAGCAAAAATATCTTTTTCCAAAACAGGCTGTTTGGGCAAAGCTGAACAAACAGCTGGTATAGGAATTGGATTTTTAATATATGGGTTATCAATCCGAGACCTAGAAAGAGAAAAAATTAAAGTATCATCTGGCAATCTATGTCTTGGAGCATCATCATGCTGACAAATAGTAAAATATCTTCTATTATTATCCAGATTATTTAAAAACGCTTGAATTCCCTGATCTTTATTTTCGCAATACAAAGTTGTCCAACTTATAGCGATATAATCTCTACGCAATTCATCTGATTTATTAAATACCCACTTATAGAAATAATCTTCAATATAATCACCAGTATGGTAAGGTGGGTAGGTTGGGTAAGTTGGATTTGGTCTTAAATTATCATTTGTAAATATCATACAAACCAAGCTCCGCACTGTTTAAGGCGATTGATCTTGTTTTCTAGACCAACAATATAATTGCAATGCAACATTACTGCCTTCTCAATTGTAGTGCCTTTTGCATCGTAAAAATATCCACCATTTGGAAATAAATTCAAATCAAAAAATTTAATATTTGATTTTATATTGCCATTTGAGTTTACTAGATTATTACATACCAATTGATCATCTTCGATATTCTGTGCTCCTAGAATATCGAGCATTTCATCAGAAATCGGAGAATCAGGAAAAAACATCAATCCAGTGCAAATACATGCGGCTGGATAATCTATCTGAAATGTAGGTAATGTAATAGTTTTAAGAATTTCTTCTGGATTTTTTAAAAAAACAACATCCGAATCCAACCACATCAATGATTTATTTGTACTAAAATATTTTTTAAGCAATGTCCATTTATGTTTTACTAAAGCTCTAAACTTTGAATTAGGATCCCATGTCCAATTGTGGTAGGTTTCTTCGGGTACATCTTCGAATAATTCTACCTCGTATCCTTGTTGGCTATAATAATCAAATATTGCTCTGTCGAAGGCAACAATTAAAAATTGATCTTTAGATATACCAACAGAGTTTGCGCTGTACAACATATTATCGCAAATAGACTTGCATCCACTATTTAAATATGTCAAATATTTCATAGCGATAATATTTCTTTTATACGTTTGTCAAAAACAACTTTATCCTTCATATACATTTGAGTATTTTCATTTCTAGCATGTAATTCATCCCATGGATGACTTGTCCATTCATGCTTAATAATACATGTAGGTGATACGGCTAGCTTATTAAGCTTTTTAAAGTATATCGTTTGCTCAGTATCTGCATATAAAGATGCGTAGTCTGGATGGTAAATATATCCTAGATCTGCATAATTTTTCCATCCCATAACACACAATGTCATTAAATCATCAGATCTTAATCCGTCATTAAATTTTATTGCTCCGTCAAATGATGGAAAATATAATTCAAATTCTTTAAAAATAATATCATCATATCCCTTTATCTGGGGAATCATATCATCGGATGCTAATAAGAGAACATCAGCATTCTCATCATTTAAATCAGCATTCACTGCTTGAATTTTTGATTTATTATCAGAATAATTATACTTTTTATTTGATGGATGCTTGTCCAACCATTCCCTCATTTCGGGGTTATTCATTGTAGGATCATCATTATCCATAGAAATAACAAATTTAACATCATGATTTCCAGAGAGATAATCATAATATTGCTGATATACTCTTTTAAATTTTTCTGGTCTATTTCTTGTTGGAAATTTAATTAAAAGTTTGCCCATTATTTAGCCCAATACGAATATTCGTTTATTACTGGATCGTCAGTAATAATCATATCAAATCTATTAAAAATTTCAATAAGATTTTCTTTAGCAAAACCTACAGCTTCATTGCTAAGAATAATAGCCAATTCAAAATTATGTTTATTCTTTTTTATATTGAAAACTGCATCGCCAATTTCATTATCCACATAGATGAAGATTGGTTTTTTGATGTCGTACTTGGCAAGACCTTCATAAAGCATATTTCTTGCTTTATCATACAAATCATAATCATTAACAATATTCATTATTTCTTTCCAATATGGTACTTAGGAACTAGATTCCAATCACCCTTCTCCTTAAAGGGAATGATCTTGAGCTTATTCAGCGGAAGCTGAGGCTCTTTATATCTATTCTCATCTACTGGATCTACTAGACCCCATTCAACAAGAAGCTTCACTATAGTGTTTCTTCTTGCCAAATCAGTTTCATCCATATCACTATCCAGACCGTCTAAAACAAACAATTCTTTAAAATGCATTATAGCATATCTGCCCTTCTTGTGCAAGATATGGCAAGACTGATATAGTTTTTTGTTTGGATTAGAAGATACGCCAATTCTCGTTAAAGTCTCTCGGACTTTCAAGAAAGCGTCTTTATCTTTTAATGTAATTTCAACACCTAAACCATCAAATATGTCATTATTATCCATAAAAACTCCATAATACCAATTTATTTAGGTTTTTTGGAGTTTTTCGTATTCGGTTTGTATATGTGTTTTTTGGTCTTGGGAAAGAAGTCCGATGATTTCTAGTGCTTTTACCTTGGAGCATCCATAATAAAAGCACACGGCTTCTAGACAGTCATTCTCGACCTTCTTGGCCCATTTGCTGAATCTACGCTTCTTGCGAACAGCGTTTCTTAAGTAATCGTACTGAAGTCGTTTATTCAGATGGGGATACAGATTCATCTGATTAGCATAGGCGATAGTATCGATAAAGTAAGATAATGATCTATTTACCACAAATGGAACATAGTCCTTATCGTTGTCGGCAAGGGCATCTTCCTTCGTGTAATTGATACTTTCTAATACCTTGGATAGGTTCATTTCTTCCTAAACTCACATTGCATCATGATTTCTACCAAGAATGCAGTCATATTGATCTCTTGATCTGCGACGAATGCTGCCTTATATTGATATTCTGCAATAATCATGACTGCTTGTGGAATACTGGCTGGCTGTAGCATATCAGTCAGATTGTCATAAATCCTTCGGAAAATATCTGTGTTGTTATTCTCAAGATTATTGACGACCCATTTACGAACCTCAGCAAAATTCTTACTGGACATGTATCCAGCCAGCTTCTTGAGGTCAATTTCCTTACATTGGCTCAAAATACCAATGTCAATCATGCCAGAGACAGAATATCTCTGAAGCTCATTGATTATACGCCTAAAGTCAGGAAAATGACTATTTACTAGAGTAGCAAGAGCACTGTCGTTATACGATACCTTTTCAGTATCAAGAATATGTTTCACCCGCTTGAACATATTAGTCGCAAGCGTAGATCTTTCCTCATAGGGAATCACAAATGAGATATGAGTGCATCGGGAATGCAGAGGATCAATAATGCGACTCGGCCAATTGCAAGTCATAATGAATCTACAATTGGAGGAAAACTCCTCAATAGCCCCGCGCAAAGCGGGTTGAATGCTATTTGCATTACTATAATCAAACTCGTCAAGAATCACTACCTTCTTTGCGCTTGTCAGCGATACAGTGCTAGCAAATCCACGAATCTTTGTACGAAGAGTATCAATATTTCCGTCTTCAGAGCAGTTGATCAGAATGTAATCACATCCGAGATCCTTGCAAAGAGCCTTAGCAACCGTAGTCTTACCGCATCCGGCTGGACCAGATAGCATAAGATTCTGGGGTTCTCCTTGCTTTACCATGCTACTGAATGTACTTGCATTCTCCTTAGAAAGAATGCATTCAGAAATGGATGATGGGCGGTATTTTTCCGCCCATACAAAGTGATCAATGTTCATTTACTTACTTTCCGTAGTTGGAAGACGGTTCCATTGCAACCCAATATGAAATTGGAGTATTGTTGCAGATAAACTTAGACACAATATTCTCCGAGAACTGTGCCTTATAAGCTCCCGGAATAAACTTCAGATTCTCAATCTTGAAGTGGAACTCAAACTCATCAGTCTCAAGTTCACCATCGTATGGGAACTCTACGCTATAGGTGTTTGTAGTGCTGTCCTTAGAATCGAACATCTCACCCATAATACTACCACTGTCGCAGAAGATCTTGAGATCCTGAATCTGTAGAATGGATGCTGCCTTTTGTAGTTCAGTTAACTTGCGCTCCGAGAACTCAAGTTCAAGAACAATGCGAGGCATGACAAGATTCTTCGTCGGATACGAAGTAATAAGCTTCGGATCACAATAGAAGTACTTTACGGTAGAGTGATTGCTACCTTCAATCTCGACATACTTGTCGTGAAAGATGAAGTCTGGATCTTCGAACATCGACACAATGCCGAGAAACTTCGAAAGATCCCAGATAGCAAACTCAGTATCAAACTCTTCCTGAATGATGGCTTCTGCCATCACGTTCTTGTATGGAGTAACCGTGACAAGACGATTACCGGGCTTGACAAGAAGATTGGAATTGAGAGATGCAAAGTTCTTTAGAATCTGCAATGTCTCTTTACTTAGCTTGGTGGCACTTTTTGTTTTCATAATATATTACCTCTTCTACGCATCATATCCAAGAACTCATCAAAGTCAATAGTTCCTGAGCAAACATCTTGAACAAGCTTGTTCAAATAATGACGGGTAGAACGCCTTTGCTTCTTTGCCAATTCTCTGTAAAATTTTCTTCTCCAACTATTATTCTTCTTCTTCTCATAATAGTATCCCATAAGTCTCCTAGCTAATGGCTAACCACTGTTTAGAATTTCCATCGTCAACATATTCGAATAGAATTCCAGAAACAGTATCAAGCCATTGCTGTCCGACATCAGGATTGGATGGGGCACTGCTACTGGTGACAGGAACAGTTCCATTTATTTTTTTCCAACCGCGAAGTTCTCCGTGTTCCGGAGAAAAACCATAGGTATCAAACACAGCCATATAATGCTTGCCTTCCTTCTCGACAACATCATATTGAGAATAGACGGTCATATTGCCATCTGGCTGTAGTATTCGAAATTTTCCTCGGTAGTTGTACATTTATGTAAGGCTTATTTTGCTAAAGTTATTCTTCTTCTCCAGCGTGTAAATGTACTTAAACTTATCGGTAAGCTGATCTGTTTTGTGACTGATTACAATCACATTAGTTTCCTTACCTAATATATTTAGAATTTTCATCAATTCATCAGTACCGACAGAATCTAGAGAAGAATCAAAAATTTCATCCAGAATTAATAGATTGCAACTAACGCTATTCTTTTGCTTGGCAACTTCTCTCCAAGCCAAAAGAAGAGCTAGATCTATTCTAAGCTTTTCACCTTCACTAAAACTCATGTAAGAAAAGTCATCTCGGTGGCGACTCTTGATTGTTTCCTTAAATTCATCGTCTAGGTAAAAATGGACAAAGAAATTCATATTGGAAAGATACTTGTTCACGATCTGATTCATCAATGGAAGATAATGGCGAATAATTTTGGTCTTAATACCACTATCTTTAAGAAGCCCAGAAAGTATTTCTAGATCTTCGTTCTCATTATAAAGTGTATCCAAGCTTCGTTGACATGACTTAGCTTCTTTCTTAAAAGTAGCAATGTCACTTGTAATTTTTTCGATAGTATCCACCAGATCAATTTTGGCTTCTTTTTCATAAATTTTCTTTTGTTCTTCTAAATTGGCAATTTTTTGGGATGATTGCCTTATATCGTTTTTAATATTTGCTATTTCTCTCTCTAAAGTCTTTCTAGAATCATCATTATTCTTTTGTTCTTGAATCATCTCATTCAATTTTTGAATGGCTGTGTCAATTTCGCTCTTTTTAGTATTTTTATTTGAGCAAATTTCGTTGCGATGATTATCCGTTATAGCCTGCTTACACGCAGGACATACTTCATTTTGCTGGTAAAACTGGATGTCTTCCGTTAATGCGTCTAGATTGGCTTTTAAGCTGGATCTTAGTTCAAGCATACCAGTATACTTGGTTTCTGCGAAAGTGGCTAGAATCGCCTCCTTGGTGGCTAGTTCTGCCTCTAATAAGGCTATAGGTTCGCTGTAGTTAGCGATACTAACATCTATTTCCTTTAGTCTATTTTGTAGCTTGGTTTCGATATCCTGCTTTTTCTTTTCCAATTCTTGGCGATTACGATCCAAAACATCTACTTTGCCCTGAATTGTGGATAAATCGGTCTTTTTTTGTTTAATAAACTCTTTCTGCTGTGAAATTTTGCCTTTTAGAACCAAATTCATGGAACTAAAGATTCCAATATCCAATACATTTTCAATAACCTCGCGTCTGTCAGCAGCAGTAAGTTGCATAAAGGGAACAAACGAAGACTTTCCAAGAATTACAACCTGTGTAAAGGACTTGTATCCCATCTTTAGGATACTCTTTTCCAGATATTCCTGATATTCCTTAGTCTTGGCTGCTTGTTCTATCAGCTTGCCATCTTTATAAATCTCAAATGTCTTCGGTGCTAGACCACGCCTAACCATGTATTTGGTGATTCCAATATCAAATTCTACCTCAACAGTACAATTCTTCTTATTTACACTGTTGACCAATTGAGGAATATTGATGTTCCTAAAAGGAACTCCAAATAAACCAAAAGTAATAGCATCTAAGAAGGCAAATGACTTTCCATCACCATTACGCCCAGATACAAGATAGTTTCCCTTCTTACCAAAGTCTATCTCGGTAAAGTTATTGCCAAAAGAACCAAAATTCTTGAATCTCAGTTTTGTAAACTTAATCATTATCTAGACTTTCAAAATAAATATCATGCACCATTTTCTTGAGTTCGTCTTTGTTCTTTACATCAATTAATTGATCAATTTCTTTTTCGATAAAAGATAACGTATCAACACTCAAATCTGCAACATCATTTGAATCATCTGGTACGAATGTCTCATCTACAATAGAAATCTCATGGGCATTTGCAGAATTGATGCCATCAATGAATTTTTCGTAAGTTGCTGGATTAGTTTTTCGCTGAACTATAATCTTTACAAGCTTATTCTCATATTGAGAAAAATCTATTTTGTCGATCTTTGGAGTTGCACTGTCATCATAAAAAATTCTATGGAAAATACAATTTCTATTTTGAATGTATTCTAATTCTCTAGATTTCAAATTAAACACATGAAACCCTTTGGCTTCATTGATGTCAGAAAATAACATCTGGTATTGAGTACCAAGATAATAAATGTTCTTATGTGATGATTTTAGATGAAAATGCCCAGAAAGAACAATTTCAAACTTACTAAGAACTTCATCTGACATACCGCCATCAAACTTAACACCACGAAGAACTTCATATCCAGTCAATTCAAAATGCCCACAGGCAATAGTTGCTTTGCATTTCTTGAGTTGCTTGACAATATCTTTCTCATTTGAATCATTGATCCAAGGAACCATAGCGATCTCAGTTCCATCAATGTTGATAACATCAAACTCTCCATAGGTCTTAATATTATCAAAGGCTGGAAGTAGCTGACATACAGAATTGACCCGATTTGTATTCTTGTAATAGGTGTCGTGATTTCCTACTAAGCAATGCATTTGAATTCCCATTTCCTTCAAAGGAATTAGGACTTCATTCGTAACTCTGTTTAAAGTATTAAAATTTATATACTTTCTTCTATCGAAGAAATCTCCAAGGTGGATTATTGTATCAATTTTATTTTCTTTTAAGTAGGGGAAAAATTGATCTCTAAAAAATTCTATGAAGTAATTTAAAAACAAATCGGAATCATTTCTGATTCCGAAGTGGGTGTCATTGATGACTGCTATTTTCACATTAAACCTCTTTTAATGACTTTTTTCTTTTTTCTAGTCTTCTTTTTGGCGTTTCCGCCAGCCTTTTCTTCAAATCTTTCCACATCTCTTTCTGTGAGATTGAACACATCTGCTAATTCAGGCTTGCCGTCCTTCTCAAAGTAGTTTTCTTTAAACCACTTGTAGAATTTATCGTCGGCATTTTCTTCCATTATCTTAAATTTTACATATGATTGCTTCTTTTCCTTCTCAATTCTTCGAAGGAATGCATAGTATATAATTTGAGTAAAATAAGAAAAGGGGTTTGAGGATTTATCTGGGTTAAAATTGTGAGCATACATCAAACAATTTTCAATTCCATCCCCCACCATTTCTTCCCTGTAAGGGTAGTTCATGAAATTTGGTCTGTAGGACAGATGTTCCGCGATTTTTAAGAAACATTCAGCGATATAGTCAGTTACTGGTGGTCTATCCTTGCCATTTTTTTCAGCCGTTCTGACTTTCTTAATCCACTTTGTCATTTCATCATTAAACTTTGAGTTATCGATGTAATGTCCTTTTGTGGCAGGCTTTATGATTTCTGGTTCTATTTGAACTGCAAAATCATCAAAGCCTAAATCATCTTCGTCCTCTTCTAATTCAATTTTTTTCTTCTTTTGTTTAGTTTTCTTCATAATTACATTATACGTCCAAATAACATAAGAGCAATGGGGGTATTGACAGAATTGTTTTCCTTGCTACAATGAGCGTGTACGCGATGGACAAGGGAAATTATACTTATTAGATACTATAGAGTACTTTAAGTATCCTCTGAGTCTTCCTCAGATATATCTTCAGAGTTATCTTGAAGAAGTTTGCTTGGATCATCCGGCCAATCACTCAAATCAATTTCTTTAAGTTCTTTTTCTGAGAGTCTTTCCATTTCAGGAATCAACGCATCATCTTCAGCGAGTTCAGCAAACATCTCAGGATCTAAAACTCCAGTATCAATCAGATCTGCAATAATATCTGGTGGGAAAAATAAAAACATTCCAACCATATTTGGTTTCTTTTCTGGAGGTTCGGGGGTAGAAGTATCTTCTTCTTCCTTTTTGGAAGTCTTGCCAAAAAGTTCTTCTTCCATTTTCTTTTGAATCATATTCATCATTTGCGGATTCATTCCAGAAAATCCCAACTCACTTGGAAGCTTAGGAGTCACATCTTCTATCATTTGCTTATAGAGATATTCTTGATCTTCGCGCATTTTTTGTTTCTCGTATAGAAAAACAGTTTCCTTAGCAGGATTTAGAGTAGTGGCAATATGATCTTTTGGCAATTGAACATCCAACTCGTTGGTCAATTCAAGCCAATTACGCATGATCATAACTTCTTTTGGATAACCAGAGTTGTCAACCATGAGAACCGATTTCACAACCATGGGTCTACTAATTTTAATGGTCATATCATCCTGACTATCGATCAAGCCAATTATTTCTTCACCACTTTTCAACTTAAAGATCTTGTAGTCTACTTCCATAATGACCTCCATTAGTATTTATGAATCTTGATTGAGATTTATGAGCTTAAATGGAAATTTTTCATTTTCATAAATCTTTAATCGCTCTATGAAATGATTAAATGTGTGGTTCGTGTACTTCTTGTATCTCAAATCATCAACAAGATCATAAAGAGTCATATGCGTCTTGTTATCAGATTTTCTTAAACCTCTACCAATAGACTGAAGCACACGGACTACTGATTTTGACGGAGATGAGAAAACAATATTGTGAATATTCTTAATATTAATTCCAGTAGAACATGTACCATAAGATGCTATGAGAATGCTGTCTTCAAGTGTATCTATTTTCTGCCGAATGAATTCTCTTTCGTCAAGAGGCACTTCTCCTGAAATGTAGAAAACCCTTTTATCAAAGTCTTTCATCATATCATATAACTTTTTACCGTGTGTTTCCACATGACTGAACAAAACAAGAGTATTACCCTTTAATGATTTGCATAGCTGATGAATCATATTGTATCTTTTCTCACTAGAAAAAATAAAATCAAGTTCATCCCGATAATCTACTCTCTTTACTTTATTACATTCTTCAAGAGAGTATTTAAATATCAAGCAATTGATATTAATATTGCTTAATACATCTTTTTCAATCAAAGATTTTGTGGTTGTTACTTTGTAAAGTGGTCCAAACAAACCTTCAATTATAAATTTATGAACCTTAGTATTGTCAAGGGTTCCAGAAAGACCGAATCGTATTGGGCAATTCTTCATCTTTTCCATTATCATGGATAAAGATTTTGCTTTAAACAAATGACATTCATCGCCAATCACAGCATGAAAGTTGTCGAAAAACTTTTCATTCTCTCTGAATATACTTTGCCATGTTGAAATGACAATCTTTTTATCAATTGCCTTAGATTCCCCAGCATATATCTTTTTAACATTTGCCTTAACATCCCAGCCATTTAATTTTGAATAATCTGCAAAGTCGTTGTATAACTGAGCAACTAGACTTGTTGTCGGTACAACAATGAGAATACTTTTATCCTTTGGCATATTGTCGATAAAATAACGAATCAAAGAATAAATTATCAACGATTTGCCTGAACCAGTGGGAGAAAGAAGTAATGCTCTTTTATTCCTGATTCCGTGTGTTACTGCATTGATTTGATAATCATGTGGAGTAATAATTTTTCCACCACTTGATACCTTGAGATAATCTGTTATGAATTTACGAATGTGTTCTTCTTCAATGTAAGAAGTTTCTTCATTGATTTCATTCTTGTATGAATAATGTCGATCATCGAAGAATTTCTTAACATAAGGAAGCATTCCTTTGTAAATTCTCTGACTAGCAAGGTTATAAAGACGAATCTTACCATCCCATAATCTCTTTCTAAATGATGGATTGTATTTGTGATTTGGGACTGTGAATGTAAAATAGGTATTAAGCTCTTTAGCGATGTCTTTTGGACATCGTATCTTGATGAATGCATCATCAACAGCTTCTATTTTAATCTCATTGTCCATTAGTGAATTTAATCCAATCAATTGCTGATCTAATATTCCATTGGCGACCATTTACAATCTTAATGACTCCATCAAGATAATTTACCATTTCTTTCTTTTCTGCGATCTTCCCTTCAAGGTTGATAATGTCATCATCAGCTTCAATGAACTTATCTACATCTGTCTTGAGAATATTGAGTTCAAATGGTTCCCATTTAAGCTTTTCTAATTCTTCTCTGCTCAATTTGCCCATGTAGTAAAGCCATTTATATTTTCTTAATACTTTCATGGTTCTTTCTTCCATAGAAAGTTCTTCTTTATATTTCTTGAAAAAGAGCAAATACTTATTATGAATCTGTGGTGTTATTACAGATTCTTGGGCCAATTCGGTAATATCAATCTTGAGGTCTTTTTCGACCTGTTCTTTAAGTTCATCGAAATTCATAATTTAAGTATACACAAATACAAATAAAATCAATCTAAAGTAGTATTTCCCGGATCGGGATTAAAGCTGTAGTATGTATAGGCAAAACTAGCACTTACTCTTGCTGGCTCGGATGCAGGCAGGGTTGTATCAAAACCAATGCCACCTAATGATATGGGGAATATGTCAAAGAAGGTAGCAGTAATATTTGCTGTATAAGAACTCTTCTGAATAATAAGAGTTCCGGTTGATGTAAATTTATTTTCAGGAATATTATAAGTACAATCTGAATCAAGATTACCAATATTTCTCATCCATCTATAAATCTCCAACCAGTTAGTCATGTTTTCATCTACAATGAATTCAATATCAAGATTTGCAAAATTATAAGTTCCAAGTGGTCTTTTTACTGGAACACCTAATGTGGTTGGCTGATCAAAATTTGGAGATATAATACCGGGCAACGATACTTTCTGTAAAAAGAAAGTTGTTGTAGGAATTCTAGACAACTTAAAGGTATAAAAATTCCTATTAAGTTGACTAATATTAACTGGATAATCAGCTTGCGCCATAATGTATGTATAATGAAAAAGGGAGAGGATTTCTCCTCTCCCTTCTCATTTCCTTTTATAGAAACTTATCAGTTACCAGTGTTACCGTGGAGGTTGGTGACTGCGAAGAGTCTATAGTACTGATTCTTACCTTCGGTCATGGTTGCACCAAGTGGCGAACCAGCGTCGCGGACGAATGGATTCTGGACCATGCCGTAGCGGGTCTTGAAGCCAATCTTGGGCTGGAAGGTATCAGGATCGACTGCACGAACCATCTGGAGTGGAACGTATGGGCAGTAGAAGAGACCAGCGTCGTAGGGGCTTGCGCCTCTATAGCCAACGCAGACGAAGTTCTGGGTTGCGCTGCTGTAGGGGTCGATGTAAACGCGCATCTTACCAGCTAGAATACCAGCGAAGGTGTTTCCGGTATCGTCAACTTCAAGCTGGGTAGCAGGAGCTGGGGTCAACTGGAGGAAGCCACCCATGGTGAGGGCTGAAGCAACGTCTGATGAGCAGACGATGAAGTTACCCTTACCGCGACGAGTATCCTTAGCGATTACATTAGCTTCACGTTCAATCTGGAACATGAGGCCACGGAAGCGTTCTGCGCTCCAACGACCGTCTGAGTCGAGAGCGAGGTCATATGCACCACCAGTACCGGGAGTTGCTGATTTATAGTAAAGATCTGACTGCTGTGCGCCTAGCTTGGCAACGTGATAAATGTTGCGGATAAGCTCGCGGTTCATTTCAGCAAGAATTTCAGTGCTGAGGATGTTGGCGAGTTCGGTTTCAGCGTCAAGTCCGTGAACAGCCTTGAGGTCCTGAGCAAGCTCAGTGGTGTACTCTGCCTTTAGAGCGCGAGTCTTGGCAGTTACGGCAATACGGTCGATAGCAAAAGCCATTTCCTTAAATGGAGTTCCAGCAACTCCAAGATTTTCAGCGGTGCTTGTGTTAAACGCCTTGAAATCTTCTCCAAAGATAGTAGCCTTTGAAACAGTATTTCCAGAGAAGCTTAGTGGGGCGACTCCAGTAAGTGGATCGGTTGCAGCACCAGTTGAGGTTGAACCTGAACCGCTGAACTTAGCGAATGGTTCAGCGAATAGAGCTTCATCTCCACTCTGGCTGTCATACTTAGATCTCATTGCGAAAATGAGTCCGGTAGGAGCAGTCATGGGCTGAACACCAGCGATATCGTAGGCCATGAGGTTAGGCATAGCACGACGAACAAGGCTGATGAGGATTGGGTCATAACCAGCTAGGTTGGTGTTAGGGGCACCATTAGTGTTAAGATTGAATCCACCACCAATTGCATTGGCTGAAGTTTCGGTTAGATACTGCTGACGCATAGCAGCTTCTTGGTTCTCAAGAAGGACTGCGGTTACTTTCTTCTTGTATACATCTTCAATAGCGGGAACTGCGTCGTGATTTAGGACGGGGTTCCACTTTTCAGTTAAAATATCATACGGTGTTGAGTCTTCGAACATTTTTATTTTTCTCCTGTGTTATTTAGGTTAAATCCTGATTATTTCTTAATGTGTCTACTCATTGCTCTAGCCACCTGAGCGACGGTTTCATTGTCAATAGTGGGTGCTGAAGGCTGAACCATCTCATGTAGATCCATTACTGGACTAGCTACTGGAGCTACTGAAGCTGGTCTGGCTTCTTGTTTTCTGAAGAAATAAGCTTCCTTAAGCGATTGTAGCTTACCTCTAAACGAATCTTCTCCATCGAAATCAAGGCCCTTGGCAAGCGAACCTAGTTTCTCGACTTGTGTATCGGTTAATCCATGGCATTCTTCAAGGAAGATGCTTGAGATCTTATTGGCAACACTTTCCTTTTTGAGGTTCATGTTTTCGTTAATGACCTTGTTCATGGTTCTTGTCAATTCATCATTTTGTTCAAATAGTTCATCGACAAGGTTGTACTTCTCTTCTGGAACATCAATGTAATGTGCTTCGAATAGATTCTTGAGGCCACGAATGAAGTTTTCAGCAACTTGAGTCTTGATGCCGCGTTCAACTTCAACCTTGTTCTCTGTCATCCATTCTTCTACGACATAGCCAAGATACTCATCAAGTTTCTCAGCCAATGTTCCTGCCATAATTTCAAGATTCTTCTCATACTGCTCGGCAAGAATCTTGGTGGTGTTCTTAGCGTGCTCTTCAACCTTTTCATTGAGTGCAGCAACAAACACGGTCTGTAGCTTGTTTACAACTTCTTCTGAAAGTGAAGCGTCAGCAAAGATTGCGTCAAATGCTTCCTTCATCTGAACAGGTGATACCTTGGGGGTAGCAATAGTCATTTGGTTGTAGGGAGCAAGCTTGGCCATGTTTGGATCCATTCTTGGATCGGTTTGAATGAATACTCTACCGCCATTAGCATCCATGCTGCCCATACCATTGACATCAAAGTCAACGAATCCAGCTGCTTGTTTGCCGGGGTTAGAAGAAGTATCTTCATCCTCGGACTCATCGGTTTCGTCCTCGGTATCCATATCTTCTTCCTCAGTTTCATCTTCCATTTCTTCGCTTAAAATTTCATCTTCGATATATTTTTTTCTATTTCTCATATTTTCTCCTAAATTATTTATTATTCTGCATCTTGAGCTGATGGCAGTAATGAATCAGCGGTTTGTGGACTTACTCTTTTAGTTCCATCAGATCTTTCTGTTGGATCAAAAATTGCAAATGGATTGTAGCGTGTAACGCTAACTGCCTTTGCTAACTGGAATGGATTTCTACCAGCAGCATTGACTAATGTATTTGCTAACGAACTACCAACGTCACGAAGACTTTGTACTAGAGTAACGTCCAAAAAATCTTTCATATTCTTTTGAAGAATATCTTTAAGGTTAATATCTCCTAATGACTGCTTAACTGCCGCAGATCCTATTAATGCAGTGGCAGCATCTCTTACTAAAGTCTCTGGGGACATATTGTTTAAAGCTTTTTCTGCATAATTTGTTACATCAGCTTCAGAGTCAAATGAAGTTTGCTCTGCGAGAGTCTTTTCTTGAGACTTGAGAACATTCAACTCTTCCTGAAGTTGAGCAATTTGCTTTAAATATGTTTGTTCTAAGTAGTTCATAGATTTCTTAAAAAGTGTTCGAATGTCTTAAGAACCTTTTCTTGAAGTTGTTTACTTGGAGTCTTAAGAATTTCTTTCTTATAGTTTGAGATGGTTTGTTCTTTAAGAACGCCATTGCTCCAAACCCATTCCTTACCTTCCATGATGCCATTGACAAAGGCATGTGGAGCAGAAGGATCTGCCACTATGTCAACTGCGGCAAGCATGAAGTCTTCTTGTACTTGATTTACGCCTTCTTTAGTCTTCTTGAGAGAACCCATGCCTCTAGAAGAAACCCCGAGTTGAACTCCTTCACCTAGAAGACTCTTTACGATCTTTCCAGTTGGAGTATCAAGAATCTTAGCCTTACCATAAACATCATTACCGCGTTCATGGAGTTCTGTGATAAGATGTGAGACTCTGTCTAGATTGACAGAAGGACCAGTTGGGTGGTTTAATTCACCGAAGGCTCTCTTGTTATTGACATGTTCGTTGATGTAACGTCTTACCTCATTCATAAGAATAGGCTTGGGATAAGTTCTACCATTTCTATTCTTGGTATCAGCTTGCATGAAAATGCCTTCGATGAAATAGTTTTTACTATTACCATCGATACTTTCGGTAATTACACGAACATTTTCAACTGTTTCGGTGATTAACTTCATTTCTTGTTCTTCTTCTTAGCAGTAATGCTCTTTGCCTTTGCAACTGCTTTGTCCTGTGGCATTCCCATCTTCATGAACTTGGTAGCAATGGCATCTTCAGTATCGTTTCCGACCTGACCATCTCCATCGACATCTTGCATCTTACCTTCATTGAAATAGGTTCTTGAGACTTCGATGTACTTTTCGTTTAGTTTGTGTTTTAGCTTAGAATAAAGCATTTCGCGGACAGTGTTTCTAGCACCGACCGCATTCTCTTCAAGGATTTGTTTGAAAACTTTCTTTGATGACATTTTTATTTCCTTATGTTTTTGCTGAAATCTAAAATATTTCTGTAGTTTTTGCTATTTTCAAATAGCGAAGAAGTCATTTTAACACGGTTATTTTCATTTAGATTATCAAACAAAATAGCCAACTTTTGCCCTTCTTTGCTACTAATACTTATATTTTCGCCACTGTTTAATTTAATGTCTATAGGGTATTTTGCCTGTAAAGATTCCTTTATGACTGAAACGAATCTACCCATAGAATCAGTGGAGGTCTTTGGAGTGCATTTTTGAAGCATTTTATTTTGTTCAAAAAGCATTTTTTCATTAATCAACTGGCTAACTCTGAAAGAAAGCTCATTTTTGATGTTAAAATTAAGTTTGTTTTTGTCTAATGACTCAAAAACAATCTTTTTCAGTCTATGTTTCATTGTTGCTCCTGTTGCATTTGCTGTTGTTGAGCTGCCGCAGCTTGTTGCATCTTCAAGATATCAAACTGCATCTGAGTATTTATTACTTCAATATCTTCATCAGATTGCTTAAGAATATTCTTACGAATATAATCTGAAGAAAAATACTTACCAATGTATTGTTCAGCAGCGGCAACAAGGTCTAGTCTACTAGCAAGTACTTCTGCATCTTTAAGATCATTGAAATATGAATCTGTATTGAATTCAAATTCAATGTCGGAATACATGTCATCCCAATCTTCTACAGTAATGATTCCCTTGAGAATTAACTGAACTTTGAGAAGATTCAAGAACAATACTGAGAAGCGTAAACGAATTCTTTCAATAAACTTGAAGAATTTAACTTCATCTCTGGTGATCTCAGCAGATCTGCCCATGTTAAACGTATTGTCACCCGCTAATCTTGATGCTGGAATATTAAGAGACTGATAAAGCTTGCGCTTGAAATATTCAACATCAGTCATTTCTCCTAGATTCTGGCCACCATCAAGAGTAGAGATTTCTGTACCTCTACCCCCTTCTCTTCTTGGCATCCAGTAATCTTCAAGCATGGCCATGTGATTGCGATCATCTTTGATTTCACCAGTTGTCTGGTTGTAAATCATTCTGTTGCGATATCTGTTCATCAATTCACGCACATATTGTTCTGCCTTTTGCTTTGGCAAATTCCCAACGTCAACATAGAAAATGCGACGTTCTGGTGCGCGTGAAATTCTATACACTACAATTGCGTCTTCTAATTGACGCAACATGTTCATAGTTCTAATAGCCTTTTGGAGGTATCCAACGACTCTCTTTGTATTCATATCTACTAACCCAGAGTGAGCATAGCAGATTGAATCGGTTGATAATCTAAGACCAGTTGGTCCAGTTGATATTAAAGAATCTTTGTTAGTATCCGTATAAAGATAATATTCTTCAACTTCTTGAATCATTGGTACGATGGCCGAGCCAACTCTCTTCTGATTCTTTTTAAGATTTTTGATTTTCTTGATTTTGATTGGATCAAGTGGTATAAGTTTTCTTATTCCTAGCTGAGGATTGTCATTATCAATTTCTAGGAAATAATAAATTTTTCCATCAATATACCATCTACGGAAAATTTCATAACATTTTCCTTTGAAATCCATAATCTTCAGTAAGTTATCAAACTCTTTATGCATCTTTGATTTGATGCTATCCGAAAGATTAAGTTTATCTAATTGTAATTTAATTGGCTTACGATCTGTACCAAGAACAATTGTTTCGTTTACAATTTCATCAATTGCTGTATCTACTTCAGGGTAGAGAGACATGTTTCGATACTGAGCAATGAATGCACCATCATCTCTAGCGTTGCCCGTAAAGTCGATGTAGGTGCCATAAACACCCCCAGTCTCTACTAGGTAACTGCCATCATAGTCTTCTGGTGGCATCGGGGAAGCAATCGACTGATCACCTTCAACCTCTTTGCCTTTCTTCTTACCAAAACTAAAACCTAAAATATCAGATAGTGCCATAATAAATCCTATTAATTAATATTAATTGTTCCGTCTTTTGTAAACACATCAACCACGCTATCGTATGCTATAACCATGCTAAATTGACACACGGTATTTTTTTGATTCATATCAAGTTCTATTGGGCCTACAATGTAAGGAAAACATCCTTCAAGCGTAACGCTTTTAATTGTGTCGCCGTTTAACCCAAGTTGTTTAACAATCCAACCATTCTGCTTGTAAGAATCGTAGCTAGAAGCAGAGGTAGTTCTAAGATTTGAATCATGGTCGTTTATACTGTTACTCCATTTGTGGAATGCTTCCCAAACAGTATCAGTCCCCGTGTCATCTAGAATTGTGACATTCCAGAATGGAAATAGTCTATCTCCGGGATTCTTTAGAGTTCTACCTCTATAGTTATACCGAAGAGTTGTAAGATTTGCTGGAGGAACATTTAATGCTAGAGCATGAATATGGAATCCACCAGTATTATCATTTCCCCACCCATTATTTGAATTGGGAATTTGCCCGGAAATAGAATATCTGTTTCCTCTTGGGAATGAGGTAAAAGCATCTCTGAAGGTTGAAATTTTGCTATCGCAGCTCATGAGTATTTTGTTATCCTAAATTGATCGTAATTCATTGTTACATTAAAAACAACAGGATTAACATTTGAAGCATTAAAATTCAAAGCACCTACAGATGCTGGCCAACAACCAAGTAGCTCCAATTCACGAAGAGTGCCATTATTGGTTGTATTTAATTGTCTAACCTTCCAGTTAGTTTTTGTTTTTACAAAGTTAAGATTGTTACTATCCGTAACATTTCCTAAAATTTTATTAATTCTATTTGACCAACTTGTAAATGCTTTCCACAAAGAATTTGTTCCGGTATCGTCATAAACGACCAAATTCCATGCTTCATATTCTCTATCCCCAGCAAGATTTAAAACTCTTCCTCTATAAGGAATTTGAATGATGCCAACATCTGATTGAGGCATACTGGCAGATACTACATGAAAGCAAGTTTGAGGATTCTCGGTAATGATGCTAGGCCAATTACCTTCAACCTCAAATCGGTTTTGGCGAGTGCCACCGTTGAATTTTTGTTTGAAATAACTTAGTGAATTTGCGTTGCTCATCGTTTTCTACCCTATTATCTATGTATTTTAAGGTATGATAATTATTGATTGCTCCACAAAATCATTAGTTGGATTGGTTGTATAGGCTACATCTACCTTCAACCTTCTATTTATGCGATCTACCGGAGTGTTATTGGTATCATCAGCCACTACATTGAATGAATTAATAGCCCCATTAGACAACAGACCATTCATAAATGTAAGTATTTCGGAGGTTAGCTGTAACCGAGTAACTTCATTGTTAAGCTCAAACACATAATTTTCACAAATTGAAGTTATTTGAGTCTTAATAAATTTAGTTATATTAACAAAATAAACACTCTTTTCGCTGAGAGCTAAAGTAAATGGTGCTGAATTATCGGTTTGAGATTCACAAGTTAGATCGCTTAAGAAATAGCAACCATAAATGCCATCAAAACTATAGAATGTTGCATAATTTATTCTATTATTGATAAGTCCTGTTATAGTATTTTTAAATTCAGCTACCGAATTACTTTCAGAAAATGGCAAGACATATTCAGTATCCTCTTGTACAATATTAAGCAATGGACCGATTAAAAAGTTTGATGTGCTTCCCCACGGAGTGCCAGCCAATTTCAATCTAGCAAATTGCCCTGCTAGATCATAAATCATAGGAACTGGAATTTTAGTCCAAAGTTCACTTGTAGCTTCTGGATCTGATTCTGGATTGATGCATCGATTTCTTATCTTTACACCCAAAAGCTCTATAATATTTTGATCGATTAGTTTTCCATTTGAAACAATAAAATTATTATATTCTGAAGTACCATAAACACTTGATGAGAAATTGTCATATGCAAAAATTCCTAATGTTGGGAATTCCTCAGTAAATACATCAGCGGGAGCAATATCATCTTCAAAATTTGAATAGATTTCACCAAGTTGACCATTAAATGTAAAAGGCGTTCCTGCTGTATTTCCTTCTTCTTTTACTTCAAGAATAAAATAATTTAATAAGTTTTTTTCAAATTCTGTGTTTTGAATGATTATTGGAGTATCTTGAATTCCAGTAAACCCAGAACCAGTAAGTCCGTTAAAAATATTATTAACAATGCACCCAGCACCCGTAGAATTAACAACACTTTGAATATTTTTTGATGTATATGCACCCGATACCGTCAGACCAGTAGTATTCATGACATATACTGATGCCCCATATTCCAACATCGTCATGATTCCGTGTAATTCTACATCTGCTCTTTTAATGTCATCAGAATCGGGACCAGATCGAAATGTTATGGCAGTATAACCAAATAGCGTATTGACAAAATCATCTAAAGATTCTACATAAGTTAACTGATCAGATCCAAGGCTGGAAGTGGTAATACCAGACAAAACACTCTGCGTTAATGGAGTAACAAAAGCGAGAACTTTAAAATCGCTTGGTGTAGAAGTTTGTCCGTAGTTAACTATGTTCATGACAACAGAGATATGCTGAAGCTTAGAGTAATACTCTTAACTGGTAGATTTGGTACTATTGTTAGATCTACCTTTAGCTGTCTCTGATTGATCACTGTTTGAGGATTATTAGTCTCGTCGCAAATTAAAGTGTAGCTAACCAAGGATCCGTTAGAAACCATAGGATCAAGAATATTTTGCATTTTTGATTTGATGGCGGATCTAGTGGTAGCATCATTGAATTCAAAGACATAATCATCCAAGATAGATGTAACTTCACGATTAATATAAAGGAATGCCCTTGAGAATCCGTAGGAACTCTTTGCGCTTGTGCTATCTCGGAATCCAGTTTCATCTCCCCAAAGGTAATATTTACCCTTTGATTGAAGATAATTAAAATAATTTATTCCTCTTGAAGCCAGTGTAGTCGATGATGTAAATGACAGCTTAGGAGTTACGTTTGTATAATTTAAAAGCTCGCCTCTATAAACACCAGCAGAAGTGAGATAAGGTTTTGATTGAGCAGAAGCTCTTGCGTTCGCTCCGGCAGCATCAGATACAAGGAAGATTGTAATGGCACTTGTAGATGATGAACTGCCTGTATAGAATCTTGGTCTTTCCTTATAGCCAATTATTGTGGCTGCAAGATAAGAAATTGCAGTTGTACCAGTAGCTCCTAATTGAGTTGTAACTGATGATATGATTGCGGCTTGATCTGGATTCGTATAATCTCCAGATTGATCTCTATCAGATCCAATAATAGCATTGCAGTTAAGTCGTGCCTTTGCAACACTTATAACATCTGAATATCTAGAAGAATCTTCTGTAATGACTTCTGAAATCTTGGCTGATGATAAAGCAAGCCCTGCGGTGGTTCCCGCAATAACCATTTTACCACCATATTCCATGCAATTAAAAATTGAATGAATTTCTTTATCAACGAGGCTGTTTGTTACAATACTGGTGTAGCTTGTTCTTTCAGCCAAAGTGGAAATTGAATCAGAAATGGTTTCAAGATTTGTAAATGAATCAGTAGTTGTTCCTAATAAATTATATGTCGATGCGGAGCACAAAAACCCAGTGTAGTGATCTGTGGCAGACACTGGGGTTATGTTAAATGTGTTTGATTGTGTGGTTGTGGTAATCGGCATATACTATTTATTAGATTTGATTAAGAACGAAATTCAACACTATTGATTCAATCGAATTATTTGGTACTATTGTCAAGTCAACAACCAATCTCTTCTGAGCAACTACAGATGGAGTATTGTTTGTTTCGTTACAAATTAGGATATAAGAAGCAAGGCCTCCGATTGATTGTAACTTATCAAGAACAGTAGTTGCTCTTGAAACAAACTGTGCTCTTGTACCAGCATTATTTTGTTCGAATTGGAAGTCCTCAAAGATCTTCTTAAATTCTTTCTTGATTGTGCTAGTGTTCTTAGAGACAGAAGCTGACTTTCTATACACTTCATTTCCTGTAGTTATACCAGTAGCATCTCCCCAAATTGCGGCTCTATTTGTACCGCTTGGGATGTAGATTGGATTTATTCCTCTGGTGTAATAACCAGAGAGATCACGATCTACTATAGTTGGAGTGATGTTTGAATATGTTCTAATTCCACCTCTTGCCGAACCAGAGCTTGACAGATGGTACTTATTCTCGACGTATGAGCGAGCATATGCGCCTGCAACATCTGACGAGAGATACAAGCGAACAGTCTCAGTTCCAGAGCCATAGAAGCGAGTTCTATTCTTGTAGCCAAGTACTGAGAACACATATTCACCCTTATTTGCAGTTGTCATATAGGTCAATCCATCAACAAGCCCTGCGGAATTTAGATTCGTATAGGCTGGAGCTGCAAACGAGGCTGCGTCCTCCTCAAGAGATGTACCGACAATAACAATTGCGTGGTTCTTTTCGGAACCGATACGCATCAATTCGCCATATCTCTTGTTATCTTCGGTGAATACAATGTCATATTCGTAGTTGCTTCCCAACAGTCCATCGATAGTTGGGGAGACAATGATGTTTCCGCCGTAATCCATGAAGTTAAGAAGAGAATGAATTTCGACATCTGTTGAAGTATTTGCTGTCAATGTCCCAGCATCAAACGCAGCTTTAGCATTCGCGTAGGCTGTGCTGCTGCTTGTGAGTACTGAATATGAAGCAGTGCTGTTGTTAGTGATAATGTTATATGCAGTTGTTCCGCATAGGAATCCAGCATAGAAATCATTTTCAGTCGAGGTAAATGCTACTCCAGTAACCACAGATTCGGATACGCTTACTGAACCGCTAGATGATCCACCACCACCGCCACCTGTTGTTGTTTGAGCGGCAGTGGTAAAAGATGTCTCTCTAACATAAGAATTAGTTCTCAATGTATCTAAATCACTTGTTATATTAATGAATGATTTAAATATTGGGCTTACTCTTACAGTAAGAGTTGCGGACGCAGGCCATCCAGTTGTTGGGGGTGTTATTGTTATTCCACCTAATGTCGATCCACTACCAACAAAAATACTAGTTATGGCTCTTGGAGTGGCTGTATAATAAGCAGCATAATTTGTAATACCCAGACCTGAGTAACCCGGTATTCTATAGTCATTGGTACTAGAAGTTGAGTATAATAAATTTTTGGTAAATAGTTCAGAAGCCCCATTTAGAACCGATAATCGTAACCCATCAAAAATTGATGAGTGTGGCAAATCTTTTACAGTTATTGTCGTTGTTAGTGATTGCTGTGCTTGTATTGAAGATGTTGATGATAACGTTACACCTGTAATTCTATAATCATAGAAAATATAATGAGGGAAACTAATTGTAGTATCGGCAAAACTAAATGCGGTTGATGGGAAGAAGGTACTACCGCCGGAATATCTTAAAAACGATCCGGGATTAGCAAGAACCCATTCTCCCCCATTGAAAGTCTCTGGTGGATTGTCACCCTGATCAAACATAAGTGTAAAACCAGTATCATATTGAGGATAGTTAAAGTCGTCAAAAACTGCTGATAATTGAGCCTCGGTCAAGGGGGGACCATTAAAATAGTTCATCAATTGAGTTAATGAACTATTACCCTCAATTGTATCGAATGGCCAACCTTCAGTAATAACTCCTTCAAAATTCCTCAAAGGAATACTTAAAGAAATACCATTTATAGTATTTAAAGTATTAGCACGTTCTAAAGCCGATTCTCTAAAAGAGCGTAAAGTTCGATTTGTAACATTAATACTATTATTTACAACATTTTCTGGACCAACAGAATCAATTATAAAACTCAGATAGCCTGTATAGAACGTACCATCTGGTAAAAAATTATCTACGTTTGATTGCATATAATATCTGCTATGGATATTATTTCTTCCAACTATTCCAGACTCAAGATTTGTTAGACCGTGATTTACAGTTATTCTCATTAAATCAACAGCGGGAGCAATAAATCTCGTAAAGTTTACTGGATTGCCTTGTTGTTGTGTGACACCAGTTGCTATTAACGTCAGTCCAGAAATATTTCCTACTGTATGAATAGGTGAAAATGTTCTAAATGGAGTTGTAATCGGAGTTGAGCCAAATTCAAAACTTATACCATCCCCTCTTGTAAATGAAATTCTTGCAGTTCCTGTAGATCCAACACTATTTAAATTTGGAACAACAAAGGTTTCAATATTTGATTGATCAAAAGTTTTTCTTATAAATCCTATTTCAGTTGTATTTCTAGGAATAAATGTTCTGTTATCAGCAATAGTAATTCCTAAAGCAAAATTACCAGATGCATCATATAAATTTAATTTTTCTAAATATCCAAGTGGTCTATTTTGATAGTGTATTTCAACAGAATTTCCGGGCACTAGCGTAGACCCGCTAGCGGTACCCTGAATTGGAATAAAAACGTCATCTCCGGTCAATGAATAAAAATCTGCGGGAGAACCTGTATTTATTGGTAAAATAAATGATATACCATTTGCTGGATTGCCATAAAATACTTTTAATTCACTTTGTGTAGATCCCTGACCAAAAGTAAATCCGGTAAATCCCCACGGGTTGGAATGAGTATTAAAATCTACTCTATAAAAAGCTCTGTTGATATGATTTAAATTTCTTCTAGCAGATAAATCACCAGATTCGTTTATTAATCTAAAAAATCTTTTATTGGTAGCTATTTGTGAATCAGTTGTATAAAAATGAGCCACAGTATCTGTATTAAAAATAATATTGTATGGATTATAAACTTTTTCGTAAAAAGTTACACCATCTAATAATACAGTTAAAGTGTTTCCAACTGTTAATCCCAGAGGAATAAACCCAAATAATGGTGGTATGAATGAAATATTACTAACAGCACCACCTCCATATAATGTTGTACCTCTAGTGTTAAAACCATAATCTAATTTGTGAAATGTATTTCCTGTTAAATTGTTCGTAATACCATATGGTGTTGCTACCAAATTAAATGTTATTGGATCAAAAACCGATAAAGTTTTATCGGCAAAATCTACATTAGAAAAGCCTTTAGATAAAATAGGTACTCTTGATGAAAACGGATTTGTAAAATGGGTCACACCGGAAGATAAACTATAAACTCCAGTTAACCCAGAAGAAATATTATTTGTAATATTAATATTTGTTTGTGGTAAAGTAATTAAATTTGCCGAAACATTAGTAAGGGGTTCATCAGAAGAAAATACTGGTAATCCAAAAAATGAATTTGGAATTGGCATTAAATAATAACTTCCAGTCGGAATATGTTTTGGAACTACAAATTCTGTAAAAGAAGTATTGAATATTGTTGCACCAGAAGTATCAACGATTCTTCGAAGAGTATTAAATTTTGCATCGCTTCCAGAAATATTAGGATCTAAATAATCAGCATTTATTTCTGAAATTTGTGTAGATGTTAAATTAGAAGAATTTAAAGAAATATTATTAGTACACCCAAGTAATGAAACAATACCATAAAAAGTTGCTCCAGTTCCTATACCAACATAATATCTTTGAATATTAGCAGATTCTAAAGTTAATCCGAGGGTGGATCCTGCAACTCCATTTGTAGCCGAAACAATATTAAATGGTCTAAATGAAAGCGTTTCGCCCCTAGTTGATGATGCTACTTCACCTATTGCACCAGATCCAGTTTGACCAAATGCTCCATATTTTAAAGTAAATGTATTTCTTGATCGATAATGTAAATCTTGATTAAGTATTTGATTGGCAAGTCCACCATTAAATACATTTGATTGAGGTGAAAATAATGTAATTCCAATAAAATGGTTCCATGTAGTACCAGTATTACTGACAACAAGTCCATTTGAATTATTTGCTACCACAAATTCTGAAGAAACATTATCTGCCCTTAAATCATCAATAGAAGTGTAAGGAATAGAAAAATCAAACGTGGCATTTGAGATAAGAATGTCAAAAATAACTGAAGAAAAAGACACACCATCAACAGAAAAGGTTAAACCGACAGTTAAAGGGGCACTTCCGGGAGTCAGGCCTATAAGAGTTCCGCTAATATTATGAGAGTGTGTTAATTCAGCCATTTATTTTACCTCAAACCATAAGTCGCCACCAAATTTCATCTCTTCCCTGTCATCCATATCTGCAACGAACATATGATTTTCTTGTTGTTGTTCATCTGTATTTATTATTTTCTTATTCTTTAAATCCAGCAAATCTTCAAAGTAAACTTGTCTAGTAAGCCAACCAAATAATACTAAGCACATAACTAAGTCATCGTTATAGCCATCATCAGCCTGATAAGAATTTGCCTTTGAAATAAAAGTATAAAGCTCAGAAACCATGTCCTGATCAAAAAATACCAGTTTATCGCATTCAACTAGATTCTTGAGGGCAGCACACCCGATCTTTTTAAGAGCAGTGCTGGTTCTAACACCAAATTGCTTTTGACCCCTACCGAATCCTAATGAAATTTTTTGACCAGCCCTACCCATGTATTGAGTCGAAATCAAATTTTCATACTCATAATCTCTATGTAAAATCTCAGTTACTTGGGAACCAACATCGTTGATTTCGACCAAGCAATGGGCATTGCCATACTCTGTGCAGGCATTATAGACCTCAATGGGAAAGTCAAATGGGGAGATGACATTGTTTCTATAGACCGCTACTACCTCAAACGGCTTTGTGTTTCCGTCAATGATTACAAATGCGCTATAGTCATGTCCCTGACCTCTAGAAGTATCTACTACGCAGAAGTAAATTCCATCCTCATTTGGTGGCTTGTAAATACTCAATCCCCCGGGTCTGCGTTCGTATGGCTGATTATAAACTAGCGTATTGAGTTTATATGTCGAGATAAGGGTATTTGAAGAACCCAAGAATGAGCATTCAAATTCACTTTCAAACTGCATCTCGCTAGTCTGATCGATCATTTGCTGCCGCCATTCAGCCCCTCTCATGGGTCCACCCGGATACAGGGGTATCTGCCTCCAGTTGACCTCAATGGGCACATATTCGTTCTTACCCGGCTCCCCGTCCTTCTTAATAGCATTCTTCCAGAAGTGGTAGAACATGTTCATACCGTTTGGAGTACTAACCATCAATACCTTTGTTGTTTGGCCTGATGTTACGGTTGGGAATACTGAACTAAAGAATTCTTCGGCAACATTATTTGGAACGTGAGCAAATTCGTCCAAAAAGATCATGTTAAATGATCCACCACGAATCGCGGAGGCTGAGGTAGTTGATGCGATAATTTTAGATCCGTTTTCTAACTTTAACGATCCTTTATTCCATTCCACCACGCCCTGCTGCAACCATTTAGGAAGATATTCATATGCCAATTGAAGTCTGCTTAAAATTTCTCTGGCAGTAGATCCTTTATTGGCTAGAATAGCTACATTCATACTCTGATTGAACAGAATATAATGTAGAATGTATGATACCATTGTGGTAGACTTACCCGACTGGCGAGGAAGTTTTGCGATGATAAATCTGTTATCATGCATTTTTTGAACGATATCTTCCTGATAATCATAAAGATTAAAAGGCACTAAACCCTTATCAAGAGAGACAATTTTGATATAATTCTTGATGAAATAAATGGGATCTTTGGCACATTTAATATACTCCTGAACTTGCTCGGGGGTATAATCAATATGGATTCCGGCCTCTTTGAGGTTCGAATTACCCAGATAACCTTTATGTTTTTTGCTCATGTTCTATAAGGTGCAGTAGTAATTCCATCTGCCATTGGACCAGCATCTTGATATTCAAAACGTAAATTGTAATTGTTGAATGTGGTTCCATCAGCGAGAATAGAAACTTCATCTGTTATTAGCCAAACTCCCATGGGGTAATATTTACTTGGAATTAAATTGCCTACCAGTGTATTGCCAGCAAAAACATTTACACTAAATCTTCTAATATTTGGATTTGTTCTTAAAGTTCTCCATGAGTGGGTTCCATTACTTTCAGTTACTACTGATTTAGTATAAAAATCCAAATCTCTATTTCCCGTGGTTATAAGGTTGATATTATCAAGGGTATTACCTGTTTGAGGATCAACGCTTGTTGCCAAAACATTCTCGGCAAAATGATTATTATACCAATTATCATAATAAGTGTCTTGATCTGGTCTTCCATAATCAGAAGTTAAAATATATGGGATTGGTAGGGTTATTCTATGCAATATAAGATTTTGGTCTGATGCGTTTGTAGCTAACAATCTTACTTTGCTTAATAGTGCTGGATTCAATTTAGATATATTAAATCCTCCGACTTCAACCCGTAAACTCTCTGCAATGTTTATATCGTCTGAACTTGAAAGATATTCATATGTTCTTCCATGAGTTGCTACTTCCATGTCCCACAAAATATGATTCAAAAGTATTTCATCATTATACTTGAAATTATTCCATGTTTTAGGATGAATTCCATAGTAACCAGCACTTCCATCATTTTCATTTGTTATAGGTCCTTGGAAAATAACTGATTGATTGAGGATGTTAAGGGGTAAATTGGTCAATAATTTCGATATAAAGATATTTTCATTATATGAGTGATAAAAATTAATTGGTTGATAATTTGGATTTGTTCTTGGATTAGCTGTAAAATTTGTTTTTGAAAATATTGCTGGATCTGTATAAGTAAATCCTTCAGCATTATTATTAGCAGAAGATGGAATAAAATCCATAAACCAACTATTCTCATAACCGTGAGGAATGTGATATGAAACTCTGTTGAATTGGATATTGTTATAAATAAAAATTCCAGAAACTCCATGGTTCATATTTTCTTCTATAATTCCACGAATAATTCTAGATTCATCCTTCATAGCGAGGAATGGCTCATATTTTTCGGATAGTCTTGTACCCGCAAATGGTCTTTGAGTAGGATCATAATACTCGCCAAAGAATGTTACTAATGTTCCATCCCCAATTGTAGGAACTGAATTGCTTGTTTCGAAATATTGTGGATTGTATGAAATACCACAGATAAAAGTAGTTCCCGTCTGACCGAGATTTTCTGATGTAAACCAAGGAACTAATTTGTTAGACGCATTATTTACCTGTGCAAGAGTAGGATTATTTTGAGGTATAATTGCGTTTTCCACAAATGCAAAAGTAATAGCGTTTACTGGTGTAGGTGCATATCCAGTTCTTCTATACCTAGCTTGAAAATCAGTATAAGTATATGGAGAACCGTAAGGATAGTGATATATCAATTCATATGGTAAAGTCACTCCTTGTGAAAAGCTTTGAGCAGTAACATCATGGAATCTACCAGTAGATTTTACTCTTGGAAGTCTATTAACATGCACAGGAGCAAACTTACATCCGGGACTTCTGCGTTCGGTTGTTTCTTGCAAACCACCCCAATATTTCTTAAATTCATTATCATAAAATTCTTGTAATGGTAATGCGTCTATTGGAAATTGAATTCCTCCATGAATTCCTTTTTTACTTAGTGGACCACTGGTAGCATAAAGAAATGCATTTTTCATTCCATCAAAAATACGATCAAAAGATAATCCCGGATATTCTGCATATTTTGCTTCAAGCTGCGGCCAGAATTGATCTTGTTTTACTTTATTAATCCATGCAGTTGTTAATCCATCAACTAACAACATTAATTTCCACAATAATAAAGAATCTGTTCCTAAACCCAATCCCCACCGCAATTCATGATCATTAAAAATAATATCTACACATGGAGTAGGTGGAACAAAAGTAACTCCATTAATGTTTTTTCCAGCATAAACAAAATCGAATAATTTATTCCATCCACCAACATAAGTAGTTCCGAATTTACCAGCATAATTTTCTCTTCCAGTAAATCCCGTTGCGGCATAAGCAGTAAAACCTAACATATCAGTAACAAGATTTGGAGTAAACGGAGAAGGTACTAAAAATGTATTACCATTATGGACTAAATTATAACAATCCATATAAATTGGCAAACGCATCTTATCAAACGAATCAAGATAATCAATACCACTATACGGTGGGTAGTTTGGTAGTGTTGATCCAGCAAAAATACCAGAATCAAATAACATTGCGGCTGGGTTGTTACTACCAAACGCAGTAATAACCCATGATCTTAATCCAGTAGCTCCTCTAGATGGATATAATTTCTGAGTAAATGTTGGATCAAAAAGCGTTCTTATTGATGGTTGAGCTTGAGAGTGGGTAACGCCTGTTGAATATTTACCTGTATCTGGATATCTATTTTGATTATTTTTATCTACAATATATCCGCTATATCCTGCTTCGATTGTAATACCCGCTGATGGATATGATCCAATACTTATAATACTTGTTGTACCATTCCATCCCCAAAATCCATTGATGTAATAAGCCTGCGAACCATATGTTGCTTGGAACATATCTTCACTAGTTCTTCTATTCGCCAATGTGCCTTGTGTTGTGCCGAAAACACCATCACCTTGATTTGCATATAAATTTACATTTCCTCCGGGGCGCATATAAATTGGTAAACAGGGTAAAACTCTATTCTGGTCATAACTTATGCCAGCCCACATACCATTGTGTATGACACTACCAAATGGAATTTGTGGATTGTCAATTGTATTTGCTCTGAATGTTAAACCAAATGCACGATAATATTCAAGTAATCCGGGTGTTTTAATGTTAAGATCACCATATGAGCCATAATTATAAGCCAAGACAAGATTATCACCCCGATTAAATTGTGTTACACCACTCTGAGTAAAATAGTAATGATTAGAAGACATCAAATCATTAAATGATGTTCCGGCAAAATTAGCCAATCTTAGTAAAGAAATATTTCCAGCAGCTGATCTTACTTCAAACGCTGTTGAATTGTCTGACACTGTTCCAAAAAATATTCTAACATAAAGTTGCTGTAGCAATGGAGCTGAAGCTGGAATTGCAAATGTAACACTATTTGTTCCATCACCTACATCAAAGGATTCTGGATCATAAATAATTTCTTCAGTATAATTGGAAAGATTTGTAATAACTATAGTTGGATTTCTTGGGAATATTCCACCCTGTCTCCAAGTTACAGTTATTGATTGGTTATTGAGATACAAATCATCGTTGACTTGAACATCTGTGATGAATTGCAAAAAGCTATCCTGAGTGTTGAGATTAAAATCCGTTGTGAGAATAGGAGTCGCTTCTCGCTCAGGGCCGAACAAATAGGTACGCATAACAAATTGTAGAGTACTAACTACGGCTCTACGATTACCGAATCCACCTTCGTAGTCATTTCCGATCTTTGATGCAACTAGATTAATCGGAACATCAATACCTCTAGTCAAAGTCTTATCAAAATCTAGAGTAAGAATGTATTCTGGAGTAAAGTATGGCGCAATCTGCTCAATGATTTGAAAGTTTTCTTCAATGTTACGAGTATAAATCGCAAGATTAAATTGCATAAGGCAGGGATATTCACCAATTTTTACCTTAGCCTTTGTCTCTCCATCTTCCTGATAAAATAATTTATTAAATTCAAGTTTATTTCTATGTCTCTGCGTATCATATTGCAGATTAGACATATCAAAACTCATCATGGGTAGAGTTATTTGAAGCTTATCTTTTTCAGAAATACTAGAAGGATTCTGAAGACGGCTTACATACTTTTCTTTGCCTCCATAAACAAGTGGCACTTTGATTTTTTTAGAATCTGATGCATCTTCTCTATTGACGTAAATATTGTTAAATAACGAAGCAAACGCTATCGTGTTCTTTTTAATGCAATCGTTATAAAATGAATCAAACATTGTTATCCTGTATTATTGCTTTCTTTGAACTTCTTTCTTTATTTATCATGTCCTGAAGATCCAAAGTAGAACCCACAAAAATGGCATTATTAGTTTGTTTGATGGTTGTTCTTTCGCTATCCTTTACCTTGACATGGACATCCATGAGATCCTTATTGATCTCGGAAAGAGCCTTGAGCATGTTTGTAGCGACTTCGTAGGCTCTGGGGGAGTCTCCGTCCTGAGCAACCTGAAGAATGCCATCCAAAGCCATCTTGCCCTTTTCTAATATTTCTTTAATATTATCACGGGCATATTCATAGTCATCTTCTACGTTTTTCTTAATTATAGAAGACTCTTGCTTCAAGGCTTTAGGTGTTGTAATTTCTAGAAAATTATTGAGTTGATCTTTATTTGTTATATCAGACATTTAAATACCCTCTGAAAACGGATTATCTTCGCTATAGTCGATTAAGCTTGGGGTGACTCCAGCGTAATAATCTTGCACAAGCATGTCGAATGGATTGTCAATGTCAGAAATATTATCTGTTTCTGTATTGAAGTAGGTAACCACATTGGAAGATGTAGCACCAGTCATTGAAGCAGTAATTCCAAATTCATTTGATACCACAATATCTCCAGATACGAATGTGCCCTTGATCGGAGATAGTGTAAGTTGCTTCACTCTGGTATTGTAATTCACAATAGCAGCAGTCTTTGGAGATGAACCCAAGGTGAAACCGTTCTGGTATAGTTTATCACCGATGGTAAACTCATTCATGAAAGTACCACCAGCCTCATTGATAAACAATGAGTATGTTTCCTTTGAACGATCCATAATAGTATCCAATGGCGAATCTGTATTGAATTCTTCGTGGGAGAAGACAAAAGTTTCGCAGAATAATGTGAAAGTATAAAGTTTACCTAGTTGATAGAACGGTGTTTCGTGTTCAACAAAATTTATTTCAAAGAAGGTCTTAGATAAAGGAAAGTAAATAAGATCACCTTCTCTTGGGCGAGTGATTGTGTTAAATCTTTCCGTTACTTCTTTTGTAAATCTTTTCTTTGAAACAACTAAAGTAACATCGTCCTTTACTTCAATACCAAATCTTGAGGCCAAATCTCCTGCACCACCAAATCCATTGACAGTTGCTGGATACATCTCAATCTCAATTTTATTGGTAAATGTAGAAAGCGGATCTTCTCCATAAAGAACAGAAATATTATTATATTCTCTTGGAATGTAAAAGCAGTTTTTGCCCATCATTCGAATCGTTTCGATTACGATGGACTCTGTAACATTCTGCTCTCCAGAATAATTGTCTCTGAAATATGGATTTGTTGCCATTTTTATCCTGTCATGAAGTCAGGTGGATATTCATACGCAGATCTAACTTGTTCTTCTAAGATGGCGATTTCCTGTATTGCTTCTCCGAAAATTGAGGATCCTCTAGTGACAATACCACCGGGAAGCTGAACACCATCAAACTTTGAAAGATTTGCGCCCCATTGTCTCTTGATAAGAGCCGTTACATATTTCTTTAGAAGAATGTCATTATAAATTTCTGTGTATCTTTCTGGGTCTAACAGAACATATGCCTCGACAGCTAGATGTGTTCCGGCTTTCATTTCAGTCCAGTCAGTTTCAATTTGAAGCTTGTTTGTGACCTTGGAGAATCGAATAGCTCTTTCTGGATCAAACATCATTTCAATTAGTCTGATATATCTTTTAGCAATGTCATAAGTTGCTACTGGAGCAGCACCGCTTGTGTTAAGATTAGTATTAATACCGAAGAAGTCATTCAACGCTAGCTGGTAGCGAATGTCAAAAAAGTTGTTTGAGCTATGAGTACCAAAAGGAAAAATTCTTATGATCGATAAAATGTCTCGCCCATCCGGACGGCCAGACGCATCAGCACCAACCATGGGGCCAAAGGCATCTGTATTGATATATTTGCGATCTACGTCTTGCTGAGTGACAACATAATCAAAATAGCAACGATCCACTCCATCAAAATGCCTCTCGGCAAAGAACTGGAGTGCATCGTCAAGCCTGTCATAGGCTTGCTGCATATCGACATTTATTTCGATTACAGGTGATCCTAAAGCTCTAAAAGCGTAATCTATTAAAGATTCTCTGGAATTTAATGCTGGCATACTATTATGTATGCTGCATTAGATTCAGTCAGATTTTTTCTTAAACATATTTTTAAGTTCATCTTGGGTTACTTGCTTGGCTAAACCAAGGGCAGCAGGATCAAATTCATGCTGTGTAACTTGAACTTCCTGTACATCCGTAAAATCCATATTTTCAATATAGAATTTTCTTGTAATAGGTTCGTTAGCTTCATCTGGATTGCTCTGTTTATAGTTTGAGAATCCCGGCATGGCCAACGGACAGGATAGGAAGGGGAAGTCTAACTTTGAATACTCTTCAGCGGTTCCGTTGAGCCAAGTAGCCTTCTTATCTCCGCAGCCACATCCACCGCAATAGAATTTACCTTCAGTAGATGACTGTTTTAGATGTTGACATGGTGGCAATTCACCGCCAGAAGATTCATTACCAAAGCAACTCAACACTCTTAGTTGCTTGATTTCCTTGGGGGCCTTTTCTTTTGACAGTCCTCTAGAGGCATAAGCCAAAGCAAACCCCTGAATCATCGTATAGAGTTTTTTTACATCAGTTTTTCCAGATGAAATATCTCTGAAAATTCTCACTTTATTACCATTATTATCTTTGCCTTTATTACAACCACAACTCACAATTCACCTCCATTACGGGTGGAATGTTAACCCGTTAAGATATGTAGCACTGTTTGTAACACCAGTTAGACCGCTATTAAAGTAACTAAAAATTGGCTCAAAGTTTCCTGTAAAGCCAGAAACTGTACTAAACATTACAGATCCTAGACCTACAATATAACGATCCGCTCCGGGTATGCTTGGGTCTGAAGTTCCATCAGAATTATCACCTAGATCGTTTGTCGCAGTAGCTCCACTATACCCTTCAGTCTTGGAAAGACCAATATAATAGTTTGTAGCTGGTGCCATGACAAATGAGGTTACGGTAGCTGGGGAATTGTCATAGTGTACCCAAGTTCTCAATCCAGCATCAGTCTTGACTAGATACCAACCAGTTCTAAACTGGACTTGTAGAGAATTGGTTCCAACTTGTGTAATACCAATAAGTTTAGTATCAGATCCAATAGTATCAGTCTTTGGATATAGAGGAATAGCCCCATCCCACTTAGGGAAATCTAGATTGTTGCTAAAGCATTCTTTAGCCCATGCTCCTAACATTTCAAAATTTAGAGTGTTGTCAAGAAGACGTTTTTCTTGCAGTTCGTTCAATTCAGAGGCCTGAAGCGGATTTCCGGGCTGAAAAGCTACAAGTTGATTATTTGAAAACCCAAATGTAGTACCAACATCAGAATCGTATGTTCTGCTGTAATATGGTGACTGCTTTAGTGGAAAGTCATTTGAGTTGAATGGGGTATTTGCCATGTTAGATTACCAATGTCTTGTATCCTAGAATATTGAATGATTCTTCTATAGTCTTCTTGTCAGCAGCAGTGGCAGCGGTCGAGCTGACATCGATTTTGACAGTATATGTATTTTCAGAAGTTTTATCCTGAAGCTTATTTGTGGGTCCAATATTTGTAGAATTCAGTACAAAAGTAGTATTAGAATAATTGGCCGTAACTCCAGCAGTGAATCCATAAATTTGTTTAATAAAATACTCATATGAAGAATCAGTTCCCTTTACTGCAAGATATTTTTTCTGAATGTTTTCTATAAAGGGTCTGAAGTTTTCTACTTGTGTGGAGGTATATGATATTCCATGAAAATCATGTGCGTACAGATAAATCAATTCATCGACTGAACTAAACGGGCATTCGCGCAGACCCAATAGTTTTTCAAGTTCATAATCTGCCCCAAATCCTCCACCAGAAACGACAGTAAATAGCCAGTCATAATAATTTTGTAAGAAGCTTACAAATCTTACTGGATTTTTATTGTGTTGTTCTCGTATCCATTGAGGAAAGTATTCTTCAACGAAAATTTTATTTGTGGGGGCAGTAGTGCTTTTAAATGTCGTAGCAATATAATTTTCCAATTCAGCAATGTAATAACTCGCATCGAATGATACGGTTAAACCTTGAGTTTCTGGATTGAAAAATAATATCATAGTATTTCTGTAGTTACTGTAAATGTAGGATCAACTACAAAGTTCTTAACAGCTTCCATATCCTTGACAACAAAATTAAAGATGATGCTTGTTGCATTAAAAGAACTCTTAAGAGAAATGACTCCTGTTTTGGGATTAAATCTTCCGACATAATCCATAAAAACATCAGAGGAATTCTTCATTTGAATTTTGTAAAACCCAGTAATATCTGCTACGGTTGAACTTGTGAGCTTTACTGAGCCATATTTTGAAGTAAAAAGTTCTGTATTGAAACTTACAATTTCATTCTCAAATCCAAAATTTATACCATTTGAAAGGCTGTGTGTGTAGGTCGCAGTCATTGAAATGGTCGTTTGATTCGTTGATAATGAAGAATCAACAGTTCTCATTATAGCAAGTAAATCTTCAGAATTGACGCTATTGAAAAATTCATTAACGTCATATACTGTTAGAGCAGATTCGATTCCTGATTTTAATTGAGCAGCAGTCTTCTTTGTTTTTGGAAGATACTTAGCTGCTATAGTAACAGCAAGTGAGACTGTGATTGGTGACGTATATTTGACTGTTATATTGCCAGCCTTAAAATCAGCCAGATCGGAAATAATTTGATTTCCAATTGTGCTTGTTGAATTTATGACCGAGAAATAACAAGTTCCAAATTCTTTAAGATTGGTATTTGCACCATTCCATACAGATATGTTAGTATCAATATCTTTAGTGGTATCATAAGTAGAATGTGTGCCGATGAATCCCTTAAGATCGTTGATTGTTACTATTCTTTTATTGGTTGGATTCAATGCAAAAATAAGCGGAGAAACTTCTCTTAGATACTCAACGCCTATTTGATTTAGACCACCAGAAGAATTAATATTTGTTGATATTGTAAAATATGGATTCGTTGATGTAAATACTTTGCAATTATTGCCTGATGTTCCACTTGAACGAATATAGTATAAAACTATTTCGTTAGAAGTAAGTGGAATGTCACCAGCAGCATTTAATCTAGAATCTTGTCTTGACCCACCAAATACAATTCTATATTTACCATTCACCTTTTCGACAAAGAAGACCTTTGAAGAACTCGTAGGAACTCCGGTAAAATTGACTGCGTTCGTCCAATAGATATTAGCCACAGAAACATAAATGTTTGCAATATCAATATTTGTGTCATCAAGTTCAATATAAGTTTCGTTTGCATCCAAGAAATGCACTTCACTTACAATTGTTCCTTCAGTCACAGGAATATCAAGATATCCACTTGAAAAGGTTTGAGTGTTGCCAGTATAGATGAATGATTTTTTACCGAATTCATTGCTCGCGGTAAATAAATCAAATTTTTGAAGAGTTACCGAAGGTGAACCGGGTTTAAAGGTTAGTCTTATATTTGCAGTTGCAGATTTGTATCCGGGAGCAGTATATCCTATACCTTTCAAAATATTCTCAATTGAAGATACCTTGGTGGCATTTTCAACGCTAGTTTCTTGATATAAGGCATAAATGTAATATGCATAATATAGGGTATTATATGATAAAACTGAAAGTAGAGAATCTGAAACTGAACCAGTTTCAAAGCCAATATCCTTACCAATATCTGTTTGCGTTTGTAGATATGTCTTAAGATCAGATTTTATTGAATCAAAATCTAATGCGGAAATGTCTAAATTATTGGTTGATATTGCCATTTTAGTATAAGTTCTGTTCTATTTTAACTATATTTGATCTACCAGACGCATTTGATTTTGTTTTATAACGAATATCCAGAGAAACTTTATTATTGGTAACGCTGTTTGTGGTGATTTCTGCCTCCGCAATCTCTCCATTAGTCACATGAGTAAGATAATCGGGTATTAAACTTAAATAATATTCTCTATAAATTGGATCAACCGAATAGTTTAAACTTGAAAGAGGCGAATTTATGGCAAAATCTGAAATAATATCACCTGTTTTGACATTGACTAGATTTGTAATGGTCTGATTCAAAGCAGAAGTAGTATTCAAAAGCACAAAATCTTTGCTTTTTGCCGATACTGTTAAGTTTAAATCAAAATCTTTTGCCATATTAGCTATTTATTATTCCTAGTGATGAGGAATCAGATGGATTTCTTAGATCTAAATTTCCAATGAGTAAATCATAAGAAGCACATTCTAATTCTGTTTCATACGTTCTATCCCTATTAAAAACATGTGTTAGATTTAAAACAAGCCACTTACCACTGAAACCAGAAAAAGTTATAGCTTCATTTTCTTTCGTCAGCGGTCTTCTATCTTCTATGTTAATAACTAAACCAACATCGAAATTTAAATATCCTCTTACTCTTAATTTAATTCTTCTCGCATTAAGTAAAGATTCAAGTGCATTTCTATACAAAGGAGCCTTTAAATGTGTATTATAATACGAAGCAGACAATCTTTTATAAGATAGGTAATTTAAAAAAGCTGGCGTGACATAGGGACAATCACATGACATAGGGGATTGAGGACTTGACCAATCACATCCCAAATATTGTGTCCCTAAAATTGCAGAAATTCCAGCACACTCAGAAGAAGCAGTTAGCAAAGATTGCAATTCTTCATCTTTTGGTTCTATTCCCGCAACAATATTTATTGTAGCTGATCCCGATCCACCAGATGGACCTACGAACGATTCCATTGTCGGATAATAATCGTTGAGTCTTGGAAATTTTTTAATACAATCTTGTATATCAGTTGGTTGATTATCAACTGCATCTGGATTTGCACAAATATACTGCTCAATTTGAGAAAATCGCTCACTATGTTCGTGGACATCGTGTAAAAAATGTGTTAGTATTCTTTTAAATTGCTTCATTTTAGGTATATCCAATCGGATACGGTCTTATAAACTTAAATGGATCTGATTGTGGCGAAGCAGTAAACCCTACTATAGGATTTTTATTATCACTTAGCTCACATTCAATACCACAGAATCCATCTATTGAATTTTGAACATCAAAGGTGTAATAATTTGTGTTTGGACATATTATAAAATTACTTGTTCTCCCATCTACAATTGCTGTAACGCCAGCACAGGTATATGTAAGTCCTGAAATTCCTTTAAGATTTTTTAAATCTTTTCTAAATATTTTCGTAATGTGTTCTCTTGATCTTATATTACATTTTGTTGTAGTAAGCTGAGATTGTGATGCCAAAAATTCATTAGCATTATCTAATGACCAATTTTGTTTAATACAGCCAATAGGCATGATTCTATAATCATTCAGCGCAAATGTATCAGTTACAATTCCTCCAGAACCAATTTGACGTAAAATAAGCTGTTTCAATGATAAATCATACCCAGATCCACCATAAAAAAATCCAGTTGCGCCTAAAGTAAGACCATTCGAAAAATATGTAAAATTTGGATCAATAGCACTTCCGGGGTTGTCAACTGGAACATTAACATGAAAATTCATAGTTTCATTTGTATTAAAACAATAGCCAGTTACTCCATCCTTCAATCCAGCAACTAAGAAATGTATATTTGATCTTGTTAAGCCAGCAGCAAGTCCTGCCATACCAAGATTTATGTTAAATTGCGTAGTTACAATTCCTGTTGGCCAATAAAATGAATCATATTTTGATAAATCTAACGTGATTCCGCTCATAGTAACTCCCCTTAGAGCAGTGCTAGATCCTTGAATTAAAGTAAATCCACTTAAATTTGTATCTATTGAATTAAAGAAAATATTAAAATCTAAAGGTATATACTCAATCTGTTTGAATGTATAAAGATAAACTGGATGCTTAGTATCTGTCGAATTGGTTAAAACACTATGATATTTAACAACGGCATCAATAGTATTTACATCTTCATCATCACCCAACAAACAACATAAAACATATTTAAAAACATTAAACTTTTCTTTTAGTTCTATTTTTTTTCTATAAATTTTTTTTGCACTTTCATTTAAATTTAAAATTTCAATTATTTTTCGGACCATCCCTATACTATTCGTAATCCCCGGGGAATTGTTTTCTGTTAAGTCATCGTCAGTAAACGGGAAAATATCAAACATTGTTTGATATAGTTTATCAGTAGTTTTGGTGGAATCAATATTTAAGAAATTATTGAACGAAGGATCATAATTTGTATTTAAATAAGTAGAATCATAGTAGCCGTAAGGTTTATCATCAACAAATCTTTTCATCGGAATATACGCAGGATAAGATTGCTGTATAGAAAAAGATGTCGTTAATCCATTTAGACATTCACCAGTTTCTGGATCTGTTTGATTACATGTAAATGTTGTAAATTCTAAAGGAGTATCGGGAAATGTATATGAAATGCCTCTATCGTAATCTTCTGATAATTTATTAAAGTCAGTATTTAACTCAGTAATATCAAATTCTATATTTCTTCTAATAAAAGATTTATTTCCCAAATAATCGAAATAGTAATTTGAAAAATCTGGATAAACACATTCATAATAAGAACTTAAGGCACCTTCTGATATTAACCGAGAAAATGAAAAATTCTTTATTGATACTAGTTCAAACGGTACTTCACGACCGGGAAATGTGTTTATATTACCAACAATATACGTTGTCGGGTGTTCAATAGGTTCTGTTGGTAAAATATTAACAAAATTTAAAAATGTATTTACATCTTCATAAACATAAAACGAAGGAAAAAGGTTATTTCCCATTGCATATTTACTCATATATTCTAAATGGGCAAAGGGAGAATCATCTGTGATTCTATTATTTGGAAATATTAAATTTTTATTTTTTAAATAATATTGAGTAGTAGTATCAAACTCTGAGGGTTGAAATATAAATTTAACATCTTCACAAATTTTATCAAAAATTTTATTACTATAGTCTATAGTACCATATTTTAAAACAGATAAATCTGCGTTTATTGTGTCTGTATTAATAGCTTTTAAATTTTTATAAAAATTTATTGATAATAGTTTAAATGTTATAAGTTTTGAATATTTACGATCAGTTGCAGCATTAGAATATTCAGTTTCTGAAACAACATAATATGTCTCAAAACCTTCAGATTCACCTTCAGTAGTCGTAAGAGGATCAGGTGCTATAGAAATTTTTATAATATCTTTACCAGATGGATTTAATTTTCCAATAATATCACCACGATCTTTAAGTACTAAAATACCATTAGCAAATTTGTGGTCAATGCCAGAAGACAATTCTAATCTTTCAAACATCGAAGTAGCTACATCCCCAACTAAAGTAAATGTTGGGTTAGGTTCTATAGGAGTATCTAATAGCAAAGCCTCAAAAGCTCCCGTAGAAACATGATAAAAACTAATTTCATTAATATTAATATATTTTGGAAGCATATTATAGTCTGTTCAATGTAAATGTACTTAGATCGCTTGATGCTTGACTTTGGGTTGACGAATATGTATCTGCAAATGCGTATTGAGATTTTGTTCCAGAGAAATGTGAATTAATGAGTGTTGGATTATACTTTTGTACCTTACCACCATCATCTGATACGAAGTTAAGAGGAAATTTATTTTTAGTGCTACTTTGGGTTATAGTAGCATCGTCGTAAAAGATAGCACCATTTCTTATCACTTGCACAGCATCGGTCGCAAGTAATTTTCCTTTGTATTTTGTAGAAATAGCAATGTTATCTGTAGAATCTGTTAATCTTTGTATAGAAGTTATTACAAAAAAATTATTAGTTGGATCAAAAAATGATCCTACTTTTTTGACAATGATATCACCGACCTGTAAATTAGGAAGAGCGTTTAAAATATAATAAACAGAATTTAATTCTTTAGTAATAAAGTATTTTGTTTTTGGTAAATCTGATTTTGGATTTACAATCTTTGATTTTTGTAATATTTGAAAACTTCTATTTGAATCTCCATATTTTGCATAAGAAACTTGTTCCGGTGAAAAGTATTCAGATGGTCTAAAAGATTCTTCCACTACATCTGGTAACTTAATCTTACCAAAGATATCTGCTATTTTGATATCTTTATTACCTTCAATTTTTGATAAAGTAAAAGTATTTTTGATATTAAGTTTCATTAGCCTAATCCTGCTGCAATTTCAGACTTGCTTCTGATACCACCAAGAGCACCGGGAACTCTTGTACCGGGTTCGAATTCCATAAAGGTCAATGACAGTCTAGTGGCTACTGGACTTCCGTCTATTCTATAACGAGGAACATAAGCATCCTGCTGTGGAATAGGGCTTACTGCAACCGCGCCCAATACACATACTAAAGGTTCTTGTAGCCATTGAGAGGTAACTCTATAATTATTGCCTGCTATTCTCCATAGAGGTGGTGGATATGCCTTTTCTGGAACTCCACCAGTAACTGGATAAGACATGGTATTAAATAAATCGCAAATGGACCACACAACATCGGCTTCCTGAGCATTCTTTGGAACAAATAGATATTGAAATCTAAATTGCCGTCTAGCTTCTGATAATAACGACAGTTCAGTAATATTTGAAAATCTTCTGTACGTTTCCGTGGCAACTAATGGCTCCACAAAACCAAAGACAGAAGAGGCTATACGCTCAGTCAGAGCCAATGGACCACCCGCATTTGCCATACCAGCAACGCTAAGGTGGGGACCAACAAAGCTAAGTTCTTCATTGAATGTATGCTTTGTTTCTAGATCATAGTTCATAGGCAATGGCAATATAACTGTTTCGACAGCTCTAGAAGCCACTCCAGCCCTAGTTCTATTCTGTGCTCGGACTGAGTAATCGGCAGCAGAAAAGTAAATCCAGAATGGATTTTCGGCTGCATATGCTAATGGATATCTATAAACTCCCATGCTTTATGTATAGATATTGTATGCCGTATAAAACAAAAATTTTGCTTTCCAATCCCCATAAATACATGGGTGGAACTACGCATGTTTATACGAAATCCTTGTGGGAAAGAAAGTTTTGTAAATATCTAGACGAGACTGCAACCGTCAAGAAGTGGGGATATGAAAAAATAAAAATTCCATATCTTTCTCCAATTGACAAAAAAGTACATACTTATTATCCAGACTTCATAATTCTAACAGAAGAAAATGGTAAAGAACAAGTCTTTATAATAGAAGTCAAGCCAGTCAAACAAACAAAAAGTCCCGAAAAGAAAAAAAAGGCTACAAAAACTTATATGGAAGCAAAGATTCAATATTTAGTTAACGAAGCCAAATGGAATGCTACTAAGGTTTTATGTGAAAAAAATAATTGGAAGTTCAAAATTTTAACAGAAAAGACGCTATTCAATGCAAATTAACAGCTCAATTAATTACATAAAAAATAAGGTAGAAACTTATGGACTTCAGAGAAGCAATCGCTTTGAAGTAAGCATTACAAGAAACGGCCAAGAAGTCGCCAATTCCATTCCGATATTTTCTGTTCAATTCCCAAACAAATCAGTAGGTGTTATTGGTGATTTTACTACTGGACCAAACATTGGTAGAAATGTTCCAATCAACTTTGACTATGATAAAACAAGTTCATTGTTGATGACTATGGCCATTGATGCTAAGTGGACTAATTACAAAGCCATTAATGACTGGGTCGAAGATATCGTCAATGATGGATCTAAGCTAAATGGAAGCGGTACTGGATTTGCGGGTAATCGATATACCTATGTAAATGATTATACATCTATTTTGGGTCAGGTTATAGTAGCCACTCTAAACTTACAAGATAAAATATCATCAACTTTTATATTTTCAGAGGCTTATCCAATCGGCATTTTCCCACTACAATTCGGAGAAACAGAAAAAAATGCTGTTATGTTTGCAACGGTAGAATTTAATTTTAGAACTTATACATTTAAAAATAATTGAGGAATATATGTCATATTTTGAAAAAAGATTACCAAAGTACAAAGCAAAATTACTAAATGGCAAAGAACAATATTTTAGACCGTTCTTAGTAAAAGATGAAAAAAATCTTGCGATCATAAAAGAAGAATCCAGAAATGATCTAGTAATCAAAACTGTGATGGATTTAATTAATGATTGTTATGATATGCCACTTAGTCCTAAAGCTGAACTCGCTTTAGTGGAACAATGCTTTTTATTTCTAAGAGCAAAGTCAATGGGGGAACAATTAGATCTGGAAATAACTTGCCCAACTACTCAGGAAAAGCATAAGATTAGTCTAAATGTTTTAGATCATAAGATAAGTCTCATTGAAGGCAAGACTTTAATGATTGGTAATGGAGAAGTAGTTACCTTTGAAAGTATTAAAGCCAAAGATTGTATCTCTTCAGAGCTTACAGTCGAAGAAAAGGTTGCTTTACATATTAAATCATTTGAAAAACAAGATGAGTATTTCATTATGGATAATCTTCCTCTTGAGGAAAGAGTTGAAGTTCTTAAGAATTTAAAAATCGATGAATACAATAAAATAAAGGATTTTATAGAAAACAATCCAGAAATTTATTTTGAAGTTGGCTATACAACTTCTGACGGAGTTTCAAGAACAGCAATTATTGGAGAACATCTGCGTTTTTTTTCTTAATTCTCGATAGTGAAAATTTAGTAGATAAGTATGTAAAATTTTTCAATCTTATCTACAAGCATGATCTTCCGCTATCCGAGATTGAAAGAATGATTCCGTGGGAACTTGACGTTTTCATATCACAGATCAAAGCATATCAGACAGAGAAAAAACTTAAAGCAGCATCAGCAAAAGGATATAACGAATTATCATGAACGAAGAACCTAAGCCAACCAACTTCTTTAAAATGATGCTCACCGAGACATCTTCAAAGCCAGAAGATGACACCAATCTATTGGAAAAGGAAAAGGAGCAACTATTAGAAGATCTTGATAATAAAAAAATTACTCAAGAGGCTTATGATAAAAGACTTCAGGAGATAGAAACTGAACTCTCAAATAAAAAATCTAGCTACAAGACTGAAGCCGAACCAGTAAAGACTACTAATGATGTTACTGGTGAAAAAAATGAAAATGAAGAAGCATCAAATGAAAAGGTAACTGAAGTTGTACCAAAAGAAATTGAAGAAAAAACTCCACCTCCTCCAAAGATCAAAGAAGCTAAAGTAAAAACTAAGGAGAAGGAACTATCGGTACAAGAAAAGAAAGAGCGTCAGGCTGAAAGAAATATGCCTGAGCAAGACAAGATCAAGGTTGAAACTAGATCTGAACAGCTTTCAATTTACGAGCAAAAGGAAGATCTTGAAGAAGTCGTTATGCAGAAAATTCAGGAATTGAAAACAATTCAATCCGGAAATCCTATTAAGATCAATCAAGAAAAATTTGATCCACAACAATTTATTTCAGACAAATCAGAGGCTGCATCAGCACCCTCAATTCCAGCCGTTCTTGGTCAAAGACCAATTCAACCAAACCGCAATGAACAATCAACCCGGAGCCTCAATAGTATTGGCGACTCCGGGTTGATATTGCAGATGCAGAAAGTTCTTGACGTTAGTTGGAGAACTTTAAGTTATTAATTTTCCCGAGACAGACGTTCGAAGTATGCCATCGCATCCTCTGAATCTGAAGGACCAGACCGCTTAGGAGTTGATGGGGTATCTTCATCCTCAATAGTCTTTGACTGAGCACCGATGTCACGAAGGTCCCCACCAAGAACATCATTCATCTTCTTCTTGAGGTCTTCGTAAGTCTTGAACTCAGTCGGATTGACAAACTCATTAAGCTTGTTTAGATTCTTCCAAAGCGATTCAAGCTTTTCATCGTCACCGCGATAGAGTTCTGACTGAGAATCAAACTCAGACTTATCGTAATTGATGAATCCAGCAACCTTACGAATCTTCAACTTGAAGTTAGCACCCTTCCAGAAGTCGAATGGGTTGATGGCTTCCTCATCCTTGAACTGGGGCTGCATGGACTCCTGAATCTTACCAAAGATCTTGGTGCCATACTTATAGAGGAACATCTTACCATCGTTGGCTGGGTTGGCTGGGTCGCTAACAACTAGGATGTTTGAGATGTAAGAAAGCTTGCGCTTACGATTACGAGCGATATCCTTGTCCTTTTCGATACCGCTGTTCCAGAGTTCGCTGTTGCCTTCGCAGATTGGGCACTTCTGACCAATCGTGGTTGGGCAATTCTCAATGAGCCAGCCACCCTTGCCTTGGAAGGCATGTGAGTAAACCTTAGCCCATGGAATGTCTTCTCCGGGAGCAGCAGGGAGGAAGCGAATAACGGCATAGCCATTACCAGCCTTATCGACTTCTGGCTTCCAGAATCGATCATCCTTGTAGGATGCTTCCTTGTTTAGATCCTCAATCTTCTTGGTTAGATCTTCGATGCTTGACTTAGAACGCTTTTTGAAATCACTGAAATTTGACATATAAAACCTTTCCCCAAGGGACTACCTTGGCCTAATGAGAGTATGATACAGTAAAGAATTTAAAAAGGAAGTCTAGACTTGTTGTTTTTAACAAGATTTAGTTCCTTGCCTTCAGCCGAAAGCTTTTCGATTATCGGTTTAGAAATCAGCTTTGCAGCTGCTTCCGGTTCGATATTATATTCTTGTGCTGTGTTAAGAACAGCATCCAAATAGCTTGAATTGTGTTTAAGCACATAATCTTCCACTTTTTTGGAAAATTCATTTTTGTGTGAGATGTCTATGAGCATTATATAACCTATATATTACTGAAACTGGAGATAAAATGGCAGCTGATACTGACGACAATGTAACTATTGTAGCATCTGGAGGAAATACTGCAAGCATCGCCACGGATTATGGCACTACCGGGGACGCTGGCACATTCCTCACCCACCATGTTCAAGTAAATAAAATTGCATGGGGAAGTGATACTACAACTAATAGAGTGAGTGCTACAAGTCCACTTCCCGTTTCTCTATACGGAATTACAGGTGGACTTACTTTAAATGCAATATCAAACGCCTATGTCAGAAATGTTTCTGGCACATATCTTGAAGTTGCTGGTATTTCTGGAGCCGCAGTTTCAGTTACTGATTCTGGGGCAAACACCAAGCTAACAACCATTTCAAATTCTCTTAATACAGGATCTGGTACTACATTTGGTGTTCTAGTAAATACTCTTGCCGATACCTTCACTACGGGTGGAGGTGGTTACGTTCAGTCAGCCAGTGTTGCTTTTCCGATATTTTCGAGGATAATTGGCGGTAATACCACCGCCTCCGCATCGATTGACACAAGCACTGGTGTGAATGCCCTTTACGTTTCGTTGGCTGGAGGATCCTTCAGCATCACCGCAAACTTAGCATCTACGGTTGCGGTTATCAACGACGTTTCATCACCCCTTAAGATTCAAGGTTATACGGGTGGAAATCCAGTAATTGTAACTGGAACAACCATTGAATCTACACTATCCACGATAAGCACAAATGCCGCATATCTTGGAAATACTATAAACACAAATGTAGCTAATATTTCATCTTATCTTTCTGGTGGTACAGGAAAGATCAAGACCATGCCTGAGTTGGTATCCACAGTATCAACGGGTTCCTTGGCTACTACAACTTCCTTCCAAAGACTTACCTCAATCACAAGTATCGGGGTAACCTATGGAGTACAAATTAAGTCAGCCGCGTCAAATAGATACTCAGTCTATGTCACTGGCAATACGGGAGCAACTGGATTCCAGATGGATCCCGGTGAAAAGCTTTTCATCGAAATATCAAACCCATATAATCTTTTCGTAAAATCTGACACAGCTACAACTACCGTATATTACCTAGCATACTAAAAAATGCATTTTTCATCTCCCTCAAGTTATGCCTTCGTGGAAGTGCGTGGTGCTACCCTATACGGCATCCAACTTTTACAATCAGATGAGTATAGCTTGTATAATAAACGGCTCAAATGTAGCCCTCAGTTTGTTTATTTTGACAGCTTCAATAAAGTTTTAATTGACTATAACGAATGTCTTCAAGATAGTGATTTCGAAGAACTTAGTCTATTCTTCGGAGGATTGACTGCTGGTTATACATTTACAATTTCGGGTGCTGATTACTTAGATGAGGCAGAAATAATTGATGCTAATCTTGGTGGAACATACACCTTTGATTCTTATGTAAATAATATTGTAATTGCCAATGTAGTTACCATTGAAGATATTGATAATCAAATAACGAAATATAATAGAGATTATTTTTTACAACCTCCGCAATTCAATCGCATTTCAGGATTATCGGGTACGACTTACAACGTCATAAAAAATGTTCTGGGAAGAGAACTTCTCAATAATCTTGGTTTATATTACGGGGATTTTGTCAGCATTGATGGCTCAACTCTAAATCCCGGATACATCGGCGTATCCTATGTAAAAACTCTTGACAACGGGGAAGAACTTCTGTTCTTAACAGATTCTGTTATTAATGAAAGTTATATCGGAGAACAGCTACAGTTTAAAGTATTCATGCGTGGCGTTAATGATCTTTCAAAATCATCTGATGCCACAGAAACTGGATCTTCCAAGCTTTACGATAGCGAAGGCACTTTCCTTGAATGTTTTGAAAATCAAACCGAACTACAATCTTATTTGAGACAATTCAAATATCCAGCTGCATATACAGAAGATGTATTCTCTGTCGGTGGCTCATGTGACACCGGATCAGCTTTAGCTACTAATGTAGTTTTGGGAACCAATTTTGATCAGATTTATAAGATAAGTGTAAGTGGTATTGGAATAATTTACGCAAATAATTTAACCAATTTCCCCACTCTAAGACGAAATATAATTTACAAATTTGATACATCTCACTCAAGTAATTATGGATACTCTTTAGTATTTGAATCTTTAACTTTAGATACTACTGAACAAGCTTTAATAAATTCAAATACATCATATTATGGAGTTCCGGGTAAAAATGGCTCTTTTGTAATTTTAAATACGACATCCACATTCCCAGATAAAATTACTGTGAGACATTCAACCGACGCAGTTGCCTCAAGAAAAACCATAAATATAACGAACTAATATGATAAACTTCAAAAAACATCCAAAAGGCTTTTACTATAAAACATTATCCGGGACTCAAGTAGAAACTGGATATCGGGATATTGTATTTTTACTTTCATATTTTGAAGAAACCGATACTTTACAAATTTCAACTGTCGATCCAAATCAACAGCACTTAAACGAAAAAAATCTAGCTATTGCTTTAAGAGGGCTTTTGCATTTCGAAGTAATGTTGGCTCCCGAAAAGGTTTCAATCACTCTAAACAAGAATGATAATGATCTTGAAAAATTAATTATAGCCCATCATATGATTTTAGGATATGCTGCCAAAGAAACAAATATTAGTCAGTTCAATAAAACCATTTTTATGGATTATGCAAAATGAACTTTTCTGATAAGTATATTGTTGAACAAGAAGATTTTGATTATAGAAAACTTCTGATTCCTCAAGAACCAGAACCAGAATCAATTCCTTATAGTTCAGAAACAGAAGACGCAAGAGCAAAAGCTTTGCGTGATATGGGTATAGATCCATATAATGGAAAATTTACAGGCGTTCAAAAATCTCAAGAAAAATTATCGACAGTAGATGATTTAACTATTGGAAAATCTTCAGTAGATTTTATCGATATAATGGATTTCACTAAGGCTGATAAATTTGATCAGATATACAAATCATTACAGGCTTCAGATGCCAATTCTCCTGCGTTGTTTAGAAAAAAGCAGGAAGAAAATTTTAAATCTGTAACTGGTTCTATAATTGGTCAATTATTATTCCAGTCTACTAAATCCTCTGTTGTTGATAAACTTTTGCCAGATAAAATAAAGCTTAAAAGCGGTGTTGAAATTCCTACAGCAAACATTAAAGGCTATTTAAAAACTGCTGGAAGTTTCGGCGGCGGTGCTCTAGCTGGGTCTAAAGTATACGATTTAATTTTTGGAACTACTGATTATTCGCAAGCTGCATCAGAATTAAACGTAGCTAGCGGCCAAGAAGCTTTCGGTAAGTATAAAACAGGGGATGTAACTCCAGAAGTAAAAGATTTTGAGATGAAAACTCTACAGAATATTGCTGCTGGACCAAACGATCCAATTAAAAATCTTTCTGTGGTTGAAAAAATATTTAAACAAGCACAGCCATTTAAAGAAACTGGTTCAGCAGAATCAGCAGCACCAGCTAATTACTATACTCCTATTGATCTAAAAAATAGAGTTCCAGAAGGATTTGATTTTGCAGATCAATATAACCAATTCTTTGGAGGAGCACCCGTGACCCCAATCGGTGCTACTGGAGCTTCTAATGCCCCCGCCAAACCAACAACCTGATCCGTTTGATAAAGTAAAACCTATTACTGAAGGTCTAGATCTATCAGCAATCTTTGCCGATCAAAAAGAAAGCAAAGAAAAAGAAGAGGACGAAGAAGACCAATCCACTTTAGAAATAAAGTTGGAGCGATTAGATGGAGAAATTTTTAAAATTTCCCAGACAGATTCTGACTATGCACCATCAGACTCATTATCCATGGGTGAATTGATGGAAGCATTGGAAAAGTACATTTGCGTTGTAACATTCCGAAAAATAACTAATGGGCAAACCAGAATCATGACATGCACCCGAAATACAAATCTGGGAAATGCGGGTCGAACTGGTAAAGCTAGATTCTTCGGAAAACTAAAAGTTCCTAGAGTAAACTCGCGGCTAAAATCATCAATCATTGAAAGCCCATACCCTAAGTCAGGTCTTATTACTGTCTTTGATATGGATCTTAGATTCTATAGATCTTTCTATTATAAGACTATAGAGAGTATTGATGTTCAGGTAGATAAGACAGCCAAAGAGGAAAAGAAAAACGAGAGAATACTGAATATCGTGGACCTTATAAATCGTGCCAAGGAAGAGGGAACACCATTTGGATTTATTCAAGAACAAACGCCTTTAAAAACAGAGGTGAAAGAAAATCCAATTGAGATAACAAATGCCGGATTGAAGGTCAGACGAAATAAAATAAAGGTAAACGAAAACTTAAAAGCAGAAGAAAACGTGATTAGAGTAGTGACAAAGGAAGATAATGAAAATACATAGTATATGGACAAGCAAGAATTAAAAGAATCTCTTCTGACATTAATCAAAAAAGCGCATTCTTGCATTGATACATACGAAGACTATCTCCTAGAAACAAAAGATTGGCGTGCGCTTGCCAATGAAATGAAGACTCTACGAGATACGATTGAAAAAATTGAAGCTGAACTATGACCTTTTTATCTACTTGCTGCTGCGGATCTACTATATCACCACCACCCCCAACCGGATGCCAAGATGTTTGTTGCCAATCTTGTTTTTCAGGATCTAGGATTAATGATTGGTCTGGTAATCCAATAGATTTAAATGATGATCTTATTTTGTATCAGGGTGTAAAGATTGAAACGGATGGCAAAAGTACAACCCCTACTAATTACAATCTAGAAAATAGTCCGGCTACACTTAAACTTCAATATAAAAAAATGGGGTCATATTGGGTTTGGTGGCATCCATCTTACATGTGTAATTATACTACTAATATTCCAGAATGTGAATCCACTGAATTTACCAGACTTAATCAAGTAAATCCCGATTTAGGTGATTCGGGAGGTGGTCCCGAATATAATTTGCATTTTGGTCGTACACTTGAGGGAGATGTATGCTCTCATACGTTAATTCCAAATAGGGATGCATCTCCACCAGATGCAGACTCCGAAGATTCATTTAGCACAAATCAACTATACTATGGTGGTGCTGGTCTTGAAAAAGGATTTAGAGCTTTTTTTAACACAATAAAAGGAGTTGCATATGGAGAAGATCCTTTTATTTTTCGATATCCAACTGAAACAGTTTTTGCTGGTGTTATAAATGCAAATTCAAATTCAGGTCCTTCTGTGGAAAGTGGATATCCTTGCTCCACGGCTGGTGAAGATGAATGTTGCTATACAGATTCTACGTTTAGGCAAAAATATGTGGCCGGTACGCCCGCAAGTATAGCAAAAAATGAATATTGTAATCGTATGGGTATTTCTCCTTATAGAAGAAGAATTTTAAGAGAACATTACCCATGGGCTTTTCAAATTTTTGCTTATAACAGAGGTTTAGATTGGCCATTCATTAATAATATAAATTACTTTGAACAAAATCAACCAGAAACATCGGCTTCTGGAAAACAAATAAGTGGAAGTGCTTTTTCAACACCATTAAGACTTCAGTGTTTAGGATTCATACAATGTGAACATCACTGGGGATTGGGCGAGGCAGGAGCATGTAATAATGCTTATGAAGATGCAAATTTTCCTCTTAGCTTTTTAATACCTAGAAGGTTTATTTATGGCTGTTCAGCAATTCCTTTCTTTGAGTTTGATCTGCATGAATTCGCAAAAGATTATGGAGCTATAGATGTAAGTAATGTAATTACAAATATGCGTGCCTTTACTGCAATTTTTCCAAATCCAACAGGAAATTTTGGAATTTATGGTCAACAACCATATCCAGATCAGAATAATACAAATGCGGTAAGACCTATTCTAGGATTGATGGCAGGGCAAAAATTTGTAAATATAACAGCTAAAGATTGGAGACAAGAAGCTGTTGAAGAATTAATAATTGCAGAGAGTTATTATAGAGAAGCACTAGGAATTTCTGGTGCAAATTATGATTTGTTTGCTGCAATGATGCTTCCAAGACCAATACCTCTTACAGGTACAGTTGAAGATTTAAGAAATTTATCGGATGCACAAAAAACTGAAACAATAGCAAAAATTTTCGGAACACCACTTGGCCCAATAAGAAAAAGACACCGCGCTTTAAGTGTACCCGGATATTTCGGAGATATAGATTGGGATGTACAATATGTTAGTATTGAAGCAGGAAATGTTCATAGCGCAGGCCTACGAAGTAACGGCACTTTAAAATGCTGGGGATCTAATGATGCCCAGCAGTCATCAGTGCCAATTATTGACGATAATATAATAAAATTTTCAGCTGGCGGTGCTCACACAGTAGTACTTACTAATACAAACAATATTATTTCTTGGGGTAGTAATCAATACGGTCAATCGTCTATACCAATAGGGTTAACGTCAAGTAGTATATTTGAAATTTCCGCCGGTGGAGCACATACTGTTGCACTTACGTCAAGTGGATTGACATGTTGGGGAGCGGGACTTGAAAATACTGGAGTAGCCCCAAACTATGGACAAAGTATTATTCCTCCTAATATTGGAACAGTAAACGAGATATCTGCTGGATTACTTCATACTGCGGTACGTTTAGCAAATAATAATGTTATTTGCTGGGGAAACAATCAATATGGACAATCGACAGTACCACCTGATACTAAAGCAAAACAAATATCAGCTGGCCATTATCACACCTCTGTAATTGGATTAAATGATAAACCAATATGTTGGGGTAGAAATGATTCAAATCAATGTGTTGTTCCTACAGAAATATTAAATAATCCTAATGTTGATATAGTTAAAATTTCATCTGGTGGATATCATACTATTGCGTTAGACAACACTGGTGTAGTATATTGTTGGGGTAATAATGATTTTGGTCAGTGTAATGTTCCGTCAAGTATTGGCCAAGTTATTGACATATCAGCGGGAGAACATTTTAGTATAGCTTTATTGTCCGATGGATCAATTATTGGATGGGGAGATAACCAATATGGACAATCTGAGTTGCCCCCCGGCTCTGGTCCAGTTCCAACAGACGTAAATGTCTTCATGCCTTATGATGTTTTAAGTGGAACTTATGAATTCCTATTCCAGAATGAAAACGGAGATCCAGTAGAAGAATTGAGACAAATACAAGCAATGACATATGCTAATGTCTTTGCTCCTATTGATGAAATAGATTTAAAGGGAAGTTATCCCAATGAAACCGCAGAACAGCGTAATTTAAGAAAATTAAGTCTTATAGCAAAATTATCACAAATTACTTACACATATATGCTCATGCTGCCCGGGAAATGGGACTTTTCGGCATGGGGTCCGGGGTTGGCTGGACCGGGAAGTCCTCCACAAGACAATTGGTTTTTTAGAAAATATGGATATGTACAAGATCCGGGTAATGGAGCATTTCCTTCCTTTGCGAGAGTTTTAGCTCATTCTCAAATAAATAAATGCATTGCAAATGATCCAAATGAAGGATTTTTAGATTTTGCTTGGAATCCAACCACAAATTGTTTATTCGGAGATTGTGTTTTGCGCCCACCATTTGATGATCCAACAACAGGAATTGCTATTGACCCATATTGTGGAAGAACAACATATTCCGAAACACCAGATATTTTATTTGCAGCTCATACTTATCCAGTTGAGGGCACTTCACCTATCCAAGATGCTCCATGTCCTAATGTTCCCGATAACAGATTTTTTATTATACAAGCATATGGAAAGTCTGAATTATCTTTTGTTAGATTTCAAAGTAGAGGCATGACATGGGATGCAAGTGTTATTCCTCATAGAGTTATTTCAAGAAATGCTGAAGAAATTGAAGAATATAAAACCAAAAATCTTGGTGTCAGATTAACAAAAACTTTTGAAAATTGCACTATATGTTATTCGCAAGCTTGTTGCGCGCAAGGACAAGATTTTCCATGTCCATCCCCATATCCAGAAAAATTTTCAGCATTTAATGCAAAATGTTCCGGTGTACCCAGACATAGAATGCCATCGGAAGGAGGAGCAGCAGTTAGTGGTTGTAATGGATTAGTGATTGAAAGTGATGGGGCAAATAGTATTGTTTATGACAATGAAATTGACTCAATATCATATGATTTCAATTGGTATGGCCCAATAGCATTTAGAGATCAAAACCCATATAGTTTTCTTCCAACTGATCAAGTATTTACAATACCGGGCGTAACGATACAAAATTTACCAGATTGTTTTGGATATGATTTTTGTGATAGCTTCAACAGAACTGTAAACAATTCTCTTAATTCGCTTTCTAACGAAGGTATTACATGGATATTTGGATTGCCGCCAAATAGATACTGGGAAATACCGGGAGCCACTGGAGGAAATCCACAATATCCTTATAATTTACCATACTCAGATTTCGTTGGTATGTTTACCCAAGAATGTTGTGAACTTATGGAAAATTGTCCAGAATGTAAACTTGGCAATAATTTTGCAGAGGACTGTGCTTATAAAGCTGCAAGATGGTGTAGATGTCCAAAATATCCAGAACAAGGTATTTCCGCATGGGCTGCTAATGGACCAATTACAAATAATGATCCTAATGCTTTTGGTCCTTGGAATCAAGGATTGTTTGGCGGTGTGTCTGGAATAGTGCTGGGTTATGGGTATAGTCGAAGTGCCGATTATGATTTTAAGAGATGGGACAGGGATCCAGCAACTGGAAATATTTTAATTACTCCAAACGGAGGGTTCATAAATTCAGATCAAAATCCTCGTAGTATATTAGAATTTGATACTGATTTTGAACTTAATTTTATTAATACACTATCCCCTGCTACTGGACGAACATGGGGGATTTGTAGTCCAGTAACTAGCCAAGGAAAAATCATGTTTGGTTCCGATGATCAATTTGATTGTTCAAAAATTATGTTTAATATTACAGAGGAACAATTGAGATCTATTGGATTTGTAAATGATGATATGATCAATTTTTATAAAGGAAGTTTTTGTGGGTGCGAAGGAATAATTGTAGATCGTAATACAAGTAGTGGATACGAAGAATCAGAATTTAATAATGACTGCTATAATTCTGATAATGAGCTAGGAAATTGTTCACCTCCAAATTATGATGCTATGGGTGGTGGTGGTGGATATACTTTAGGCTCTTACAAATCCGCAGTTATCAATAATCCTCAAACACCCCATTATACGATTTGTCGTTATATAGCAAATTCTTTATGTGGCGGATTAAATATTTTCGGTGGTGGTGTTGCGAAATTTAGAGATATAGAAGCTCCTTGCCATTTAAAAGGTTCGCTTTGGAATGGCACAGAACTTCCTAGCACTCCAGTAGAACAGCAGGGATTGACGGGAGTAACTTGCTATGGTACACTCGATTATCTTTATAGTGGAAGTTGTTATGTCGCTCCTAGTACATATGAAGAACCGGGTTCTGGAAATTTTGTTGCTTGTCAAGACGATGGTATGTTTGGGGCTAACTGTGTTGACCTATTATCAGGTTTAGAGTTAGATCCTGAAAGTGATTGTTGTAAAGAATGTTTAAATTCTGTTCCACCCGGTGATTTTGTCTCAAGCTTTGACTGTGCAACAGATTGTAATGTAAGTGATGAAGATATATTTGTATTTGATACTCCAGAAGAACAGCAAAATTCTTTATGGTGGGACCAAAATCAATTTGCGAATTGGGCACGTTCTTTAGGGCTTATAGGTTGTTGGAAGAAAAAAACATGAAATTTAGAATAATAGAAAAAGAAATACACAAAGGAGAAAAAATTGAAGTTCCTGAAAACAACAACAAAACATCTCCTCTTATTAAATTCCCAACACAAAATAATACAGCTAAAAAAATATCTCCCATTGTAAAAACAAAACTATGGGAAAAAATATTATTATATTTTTTATTCGAATTAAATAGCGCATTCACTACAGAAGTATCCAAGAAAGTATTTGAGGCCAGAAAAGAACAATGCCTTAAATGCCCCGGTCTTGCCAAATCACCACAAGATCCGATAGGGTATTGCAAACTCTGTGGCTGTGGAATGAACCCAAGAGCAAGGTTGACTGTAAAGTTAACTGTTGCTGGAGCCACATGCCCAAAGAAACTCTGGAAACCAGTACGGGGAAAGTTCTCAGTCAAGAATTTCATGAAGTCACTGCTTGGAATTTCACAGACACTGTGGTATAATCTCAAGCAACTATGCAAATTAAAGAAACACAATTAGACTATTCGGATGTTCTGATCGTACCGCAACCATCAAAGGTCAACTCAAGATCTGATGTTTCCCTGATCAGAACTGTGGGTAGAATTCCTTGGACTGGTATTCCAGTCGTTGCAGCTAATATGGCTACGACTGGGACGTTAAACATGGCAGAAGCCCTCACCAAGCACATGTGGTTGACTTGCTTGCATAAGCATTATACCGCGAATGATCTACAATCACTTGCAAAGGATGTTCAGTATTTTTCTGCGCCGACTATCGGCATGGATACGGCATCACAGCAAACATTCTACAAGGTGATGGAAAAGGAAAACTTTTTCAAGTTTGTCTGCATCGATGTGGCAAATGGTTACATCGAAAGTTTCAAGACACTAGTAAAAAATATTCGTAGTAAGTACGGAGATCGTGTAAATATTATTGCAGGAAATGTTGTCACCCCAGAAGGAGTAGAAGCACTATGGATCGAAGGAGCAGACTTTGTAAAGGTTGGAATCGGCCCCGGCAGCGCATGTACGACACGCAAGATGACCGGAGTAGGGTATCCCCAGTTTTCGGCGGTTCACCATTGCGCCGAAGATGCAAAGAATCTTCCGGGGTTCTCGGGTATAGTCGCGGATGGTGGGTGCGTACATCCCGGTGATGTAGCCAAGGCTTTCGCCGCTGGTGCTAAGATGGTCATGCTTGGCGGCATGCTAGCAGGCCACGACGAGTCTGGTGGGTGGGAATATGACTATGCACAAGGCAAGTCAGTCCCGACCTTCTATGGCATGGCATCGGAACATGCAATGACAAATCACTACAATCATCGGCCAGAGTATCGTTGTGCTGAGGGAAAGAAGATTGTGGTTGAAGAGCGCGGTGAAGTAGCAAATACTGTCAAGGAAATTATGGGTGGGGTTCGCTCTGCTTGCACCTATGTCGGTGCAAGGGATCTAAATGAATTGCACAATAATGCACAATTCGTTAGAGTAAACAATCAATACAACAAAATTTTTGGAGAATAACATGTTTGGTGATCCAGAAGAATTTATCAAAAACTTTAATGTTCAAAACCTGTCAGACGAAGAACTGATGCTGCTGTGGTTAGTGATGTATTTTACCAACTACACCACATACATCGAAGAACTTAATAAAGATCTTCATGAGAAAGCTATTGACTATGCGAACGATGAGACTAAGATACCGGGTGTCAGCCTAGTATATACTGACAAATTCGTTACTAAGTCTAAACCTCCCAAGGAATAACATGAACATCTTTGTACTTGACCAAGATCCAGTACTTGCAGCCAGTTACATGTGCGATAAGCATGTCGTAAAGATGATCCTTGAAAGTGCTCAAATGCTTTCTACGGTTCATCATCTTTCTAACAACCCACACAATCTGCCACTTTACAAGAAGTGCTTTGTCAATCATCCATGCACTAAGTGGGCTACAGAATCTTCTGCAAATTACGAATGGCTTGTACTACACGCTCGTAGCCTCTGCCACTTCTACAGTAAGCGGTATGAGCGCAATCATAAGTCTGAATCTCTTATCAACGAAATGTTTCAAATGCGACCGAATTTCATCAACAAAGATATCACGCCATTTGCTCAGGCAATGCCTGATAAATACAAGGTAACTGGTGATGCTGTCCGAGCATATCGTGCTTACTACGTTGGCGAAAAGAGTAAATTCGCCAAGTGGTCTTGCAATCCCTGTCCGTTTTGGTATACTGATGCAATAAAGGAAAAAGAACATGCAAACACTTATTCTACGTCTTACTAGTGGTGAAGAACTTATCGGCAAGGTTTCATTTGATGGAGTTGCCGCAACATACACGATTCAGAAGCCATTTATTCTGATTCCTGTCGGTGATGGAAAGATTGGTTTCGCTCCATATATGCCATATGCAAACCATGGCGATGGTCTTGAAATTTCTGATATCTTTGTGGTATTCGAAACCGAACCAGTCAAGGAAATGGAAGCCAAGTATATTGAGGCTTCAACTGGTATCTTTACAGGCAATATGGGATCTGGACCGATTCTAGGTAGCGGTCTACGACTCAGTGAGTAAAGACATATTCCCGTAGCTCAATTGGATAGAGCGTGGCACTTCTAATGCTAAGGTTACAGGTTCAATTCCTGTCGGGAATGTTTATGAATCCATCGGCGTGGTAGGAACACGCGGTGTTGACAAGACTCGCTCTAGCGTAAAACCACCTATTCTGTGACAAAGCTAGGTAATGGGTGCAAATCCCATATGGATCTTTATGAGAAAAAAGCCACTATATAAAACGACGATTACACTTTGGACAGTGTATGACACAAGATTTAGAAAGCCTATGGATGTTATGGATTATGCGGTAAGGAAAGAATTTGGATCTTATTTGGCTAAGATTGATTGCGTAGAAATCAGAGAGCCATTTAAGGACGAAGACTGGAAAGACGAAGCAAATC